AGATGATATTCTGCGAATCGCGCAACTGCTGTCCTAGTGGCCACCAGGGCTCACCTAGCACCATAGCTAATATGTCTTATTATCTAGTATTCAAAGAGATTCTAGTGGCTTCTAGGGGGGACCCAGGGGATATAAATGGATATAAATAATTGCTTNAAAATGCAGCAAATGTGGTCGTGGCTTACCAATGATCTTTCAAAAGCTTCGATCGTTTCGTATTTGCTGTAGTAGGTGTGCTCGGACTACTCAATGGTACTATGATTGGCATGATGCTGAGGAAGAATGGAATGAAGAAAAAAGGGCCATGTGACAGAGGATATAAGCTCGGTAATGAAAGGCGCCCGGTTGCAGGTACTTATCGGGGTAAACGAACGTGTAAATTTAATGTTGACTTGAAGACAAAATTATGGCCACCACCGAAATTGAGATAGGAGACGTATTCGTAGATGAATATGAATTAATTTATGAAGTCATTGAAAGATCTGGATTTGGATACCAATGCTTACGGTCACGTAAAGATGCAGAAACCTCAGCATACACTTGGGTCCACTCCACTTACCTCGAAAAACGATGTATCAGACTTAAAGATACTTGAAGCCCGGTATGACATAGAAGAAGCTTTTGCTTTACTACGTCATAGTCTCTACGTTACTGGCTGTATTGATGAGCCATCGCACAGAACAGTACGTAAATGGGAAAATGAGATGATGGCTCGATGGCATCGAATTGCCAGAGGAAAAATATGAAATCGATATTGTTTGCAACTTTATTGTGTTCTAATCCTGTTGTGGGTTGGAACGATTCACCTTGGTGGATCTTAGAAGGAAATCATCCAGATGTTCAGGTTGGAATTCCTGCTTCAGGATTTAGACTTGGAATTGATGGGTCCACTTTTGAAATAGAAAGCGGCTCTTGGGCTCGTAAAAACAATTGGATACTTGGTGGTTATCCAAGTCAATATCAAGTACGATGGGTTCAGGAGTCTGGTGAAAGGTTAGATGTGAGTCCGAGTGAACTCGCTTGGCACACGTTTAAAAAGCCTCTTATTTGGAAATTTGGTCCGAGGCCCACAAGCCTTAGATATGTGATGCGACAAGCCACGATTAATGTCACAATTAAAACTGGTGGCGTGGAAATCACGAAAAAGATACACATTCAAGCATTTGTGAGTGATAAAATATGAAAAAGATTAAAGTAATACGCGGATTTACAGAGATTGAAGAAATTTTCGAAGCCACTCAGAATGTAGGTGCATACATTCTCGGTGGATATGTGCGCTATATGTGTTCTCAACGACGACGACCACCTCAGCCAGGTGATGTCGACATCTATTCACCTCGAAATGAGATTCATAAGGCCTTGAAGTCATGGTTAGCAGATACTGGCCGAGAGATCAAGCATGAGAATGATATGTCAATCACCTACAAACTGCGCGACGAAGATATTCATCCTGCTATTCAACTCATTAAACCGATGAGGAAGGGCGCTATTATTAGTGACGGGCCTATAAAAGAGATTTTGGAGTCCTTTGACTTCACGATTTGTAGACTTGGTTTATTATCACCAACTGAAGCATGGGGTGACGAGAGCTTTGTCGAAGATGATAAGAGACGACAGATCATCATTAAGAACATTCACTGCCCAATCTCCTCGACTCTCCGTGCTATGAAATATGCTAAGAAAGGTTATTTTCTGAACACTCGAGAGTGTCTCAAACTTTTTATTGACTGGGAAAACCGGCCTGAAGACTATCGATTACAGATTATTGACTTACTTAGTAAGGGCAAATTGACTAAGACTGAGATTGAAGATCTTGAAGTTTTAATGAGGATTGACTGATGAGCAAAATAAAGTGTAAGGAATTACAGAAAGTCAAGATCAAGATTGATTTTCGAAACAACAGTCAGCTCCATGCTGCTATTGTCCTAAAACTCGTCAATCTTGGCTTTAAGAAAGATGGCACAAGGACGTTGAATTGTAAGAAAGATTTCTACATCTTTGTCGAAAATATGAAATTTAGAGAGGCTCATCGAGATTCCGTTTATAATGAACAGTATAGGTACGCCACTTTGGACGACTTATACGATCTCCAGCCATTCATACCTCAAGACACTCGAGTAACTCTATCTGATAGCCGTTTAGTTAAGTTATCAAAGAAATTATTTGACAAGATATCAAAGGGGGCCGAATATGAGTGAGTGTCAGATGTGTGGTAAACGAGAAGCAATGCCTGAATCAAAGTTCTGTATTGGCTGTCATGAGCGTGAAGGTTCTCGCTTCAGGCCCTTGTCAGATGGTCGAGTGAAGAATACTCATACAGGTGAATGCTATGAGCCCTTTAGTCGGTCACAACGAGAAATCATAAAGGAGATGAATGGAAAATGAGACTGGATAGAAAATATATATCTCGAAAATGTGTAGCAGTTGAGCCAGTAGATACTGTTAAATTAAAAGGACTCCGAGGCCCAATGCATAGTTTAATGTATACTGCTGATGGTGATCAAAAAGCTGTGGGTCTGGCTGCAAATCAGTGTGGCTGCAATCAACGATTTATCTATGTCGATTATGCAGGATTTGATCATTTCATGGTTAATCCAAGAATTACTAAGTATCGAGGTGGTATTTGTAAGGCCCAAGAAAAGTGTATCTCGTTTCCAGGTGGAAAAGCTTATATTTGGAGATATAAGATTGTCCTAGTTGAATGGTTTAATACGGAAGGCGTTAGATGTAAGTTTAAAGCCCGTGGCCTATTGGCTCGAATCATTCAACATGAGATTGATCATTTAGACGGCATTGATATGTTTGAACGAGAGCGATTAGGATTAATTCGAGTATGAAGATACTGGCGAGCTCGACTAGAGAAACTATCTTAGAGCATGATGGAATGGTGTTCATGGTTCCCCATCCTTATTACGTAGATAAGAGCGGCTATACTCACGTAATTAAATGGGACTCGCTTCATGGAACTCGTCTTAGTCGGATTTTAATTGATGAAGCAAGGAGAAAGACTCGTGAATAAACTTATCACAAAAAATTGGTATGCAGATAAAGAGAAGATCAAAGATTCTCGTGCTGCTTACTTTGCAGGTGTTCGATTTACTGTTGATCAAATACTCGAGCAAATATATGCTAAGAATCCTGAAGGTATTGGAAGAATCTTGATTGGTTTAGATGATGAGCTGTGTCGTGAAGAATTTCGACGCACTTAACATAAGTAAATGGTTAAAGGTCTATGAAAAGGCCTGTGAACATTGGTTCTTTGGTTCTTGCAAGATCATGTTGAGCTACCGATACCGTAGATGTGTAACCTGTGAACTGTCATGTAAAAAGTACAAACAACACACCGATGACAGCGAAATAGCCAATGAGTTAATACTGCGAGCTGTAACCGACTACGCCCTCCTCAAGACCCTGTGGCACGAGCTCAGCCAAAGAAAGACTCATGGAGACATTAAGTGTTTACGACATTCTGATTGTAGATTCAGATGGAAGCCTAAAGGGTCCAAGATAAGGGTCTGGTGTGACCATGATATAGACACTGATTTGCATTTTTGGGGTATGTTGAGGTTGCTGACTAAATATGAGAGCTGGAAACAAAAACTTAATTTATATCAATAACTTATTACCCTTATTAGATCTAAATCAGCATGCTAATAATGAAATGCCCTAGGATTTTGGGCTTTTTCGCCCGGGCCTCAAATTTTGTGACATTTTGGTTAAATTTTAACCACTTTTATCACGGTTCTAGTGCCCGTGGATATTGTCTATGTATTCATCGAGTACAGGCAGATAATTCTCCTAGCTAAATAGTATCCCTAAGCTATTGATTTTGTTCCGCGCGCGCCCATAATGCTTAGAGAGTGATCGGCGCGCATCGTCAGGGTATGAGGTACGAGTATGCCTGAGGTACATGCGAGACAGGCCAGCGGGACATATAGCGCCTGCATGCTAGGGCCAAGGCTAATAAGGCTAATAAGTTATTGATTTTAAAGGGTATTGTGTAATAAGTGGCTAATAAGGTGGTAATAGTGTTAATAAGGGAGAACCAAGAAAGTACTGTCGAGGCGCCAGCGCTTATTTCCACTATACCACCATTATAGGCCCTCGGACGTCTATAGCGCGCAGGCAAGAAACTACTTTGGTCTCTGCGGCCATTTTTGCCACAATCTCAGCAAAAATAGTGCCCGGACCCTTAACAAAATCTTNCCCGGACCCTTGCCGGGCCTCACCGAACCCTTGCCGGGCCTCACCGAACCCGAGCTCGGACCCTTGCTCTATTCAAATTAAATTCTCAACTCTTTCAGCCTAATTCTTGCAAAAAAATGTCACAAAATTAGTCGAATGTCTCCTCTACACAAATCCCTGTTTAAAGGTCAAAATTCACCGATATTTGGGCCCTTCAGCTCAGGCCTCAAATCCTCACATTTTACCTGAAAATCAGCTCCGGGACCCTGGCACCGTGAACCATGGATTTTGGACCTCGCGCCACTAAGTCGAGCCTCAAATTTTCATAGACTATTATAGAACTGAATAGGCTACTCTCGCGCCATATTTCGCAGATTTTTAGCCAGAAATGTGAGAATCGAGGACCTCGGGCCCTGTAGCCCGTATGCTGACAGACAGCACCGTGAGAAAGGTGACTTCACCGCCGGGCCGAGGATGCCATGCAGTCCACGTATCTAGTACTAGGAACAAATTGTCCGCGAAAAGAATCCAGGGACCGGGGCGCAATTGCCGCTCTCCAAATTCTAGGGCCCGGGTGCAATTGCCGCAGTATACACAAGAATATTAGCGTGTTATAATGTTCTTATGAGTGGAAGAATAGTCTGGGACATTATCGAAGATCGCTTCAACCCAGCAGAAGAAGGCTCAGAAAAACGTGCGAAAAAACTCGCTGTACCAGACCGTGGTAAAGCTTTATTGGTTCCATTTATTACGACAGCTATCGAGGCTTTAGTCGATGTAGCCCAGAATCAGAGAGCTTACGCACCCGCGAGAGTGGCCGCTGCTAACAGCATTTTGGATAGGGTATATGGCCGACCAGAAGCGATTGAGCCTTTACCCCCAGCTCCGGCAGAAGGAACCGGTGTTTTATTGATCTCAGATCCAGAGGAAAGAGTTGAGTGGTTGAACAGAGCACAAACGGAACAGAAAGCTCTTATGAAAACGTAGTCTGGACTCCGCATGCCGGAAGTCAGGAACTCTTTTTGACGTGCCCTATTTTTGAAGCATTATACGAAGGCACGCGAGGTCCGGGTAAAACAGATGCTTTGATTATGGACTTTGCTAGAGATATAGGGAAGCATGGTGAAGCGTGGCGTGGAATTTTATTTAGGCAGACGTATAAACAACTCGCGGATGTCGTTGCAAAAACAAGGAAATGGTTTCCGAAGATTTTTCCGAGCGCTAAATTTAATCAATCTGATTACTCTTGGACTTGGATAACTGGCGAACAACTTCTATTACGTCATATGGCACGCGAAGTTGATTATTGGAACTACCATGGTCATGAATATCCCTGGATTGGTTGGGAGGAAATAACTCAATGGCGGTCTCTAGATTGCTATCACATGATGAAAGCTTGTTGTCGATCATCTGTGATGGGTGTTCCGAAGAGAATTAGAGCCACAACAAATCCATTTGGCATTGGCCATACTGAAGTAAAACGATATTTTATTGATCCGGCTCCTAGGGGTCATGTGATTGTTGATGATGAAGGATCTGAAAGAGTAGCAATTTTCGGGCATTACTCTGAAAACACTCACTTAATGGAAGCTGATGAAGCGTACATTAATCGATTAAAATCTATTCGAGATCCAAATGTTAGAAAAGCTTGGCTTGATGGATCTTGGGATATTGTGGCAGGAGGAGCTCTCGACGACATATGGAGCGAAGACGATCATATGATTCAGCCATTCGAATTGCCAAGGCACTGGGAAATTCGACGATCTCTAGATTGGGGGTCCTCAGCTCCTTTCTCTTTCGGCTGGCACACAAAAGCAACAGGCGAAGCAGTGAAGCTAATGGATGGGACGACCCGCACCTTCGCCCCTGGCTCGAAGATCAGGATAGCGGAATTCTACGGCGCCAGCAAAAATGATTCATCTAAAGGGTTAAGATGGACAAACACAAAAATGGCAAGGGAGTGTAGAGCGTTTGAAGAATCTCGCGGATGGGCCGGAAGGGTAAAAAACGGCGCCGCAGATTCCTCAATTTTTGATCAAGGTACTGGTTTTGGTAAATCTCAATATGAGGACTTTAAATCAGAAGGTATTTATTTTGAGAAAGCGACCAAGGGCCCAGGCTCTAGGCGTACAAGACTTTCAACATTAAGGGCAATGATGGAAAACACATTAGATTTTCCTAATTCAAAGCCAGGCTTTTATGCATTTAGAAATTGTGAAGAATTGCGGCGTCAATTTCCAATTTTGCCTCGAGATCCTCATGACTATGAATGTGTAGATTCTGACTCTGAAGATCACCTTTTTGACGAGTGTACTTACGAGTTGACTCGTTCAACCGGAAATGCTTTAGGAATGCAATTATGAGTATTGACACCCCATTAAGAGCAATTAAAGAACAACTACCAAATTGGAATATGACAGCAGATTTGATGGAAGGTTCTGGCCGAATGCGAGATCAACATTCAGAATACCTACCAAAATATGAGCACGAGACAGATGCCAATTATAAGCTTCGCTGGTCAATGGCAGTTCTTCATAATGCTTTTCGCAAAACAGTTCGTTCTTTAACAAATAAGCCATTTAAGAAGGGCATTGTTATTGAAAACTTTCCGAAGGATTGGGAATCATGGCTTTCTAATATCGATCGAGATGGCACTCATCATGACATTTTCGTCAAAAAACTACTTATTGATATAATGACGTATGGGTTATGTCACTATATGGTTGATTTTCCTTCAACAGATAGAAAGTTAACAAAAGCTGAAGAAAAACAATTCGATATCCGGCCATACTTCTCTCGTATTTGTCCCCTCAATATTCTCGGGTGGCGGTTTGACGAAAATATCTTAACTGAGCTTAGAATTAAGTCTTTTCGAATAGAAATAGATAAAAACTATGTTGAGCAAGAAATAGAACAAGTTATTGTTTGGACTCCTACTGCAATTATTACTTATGAAAAAAATCTATTAACAGAAAATAAAAAAGAGGAATGGACAGCAGTAAGGGCTGTAGAAAACACACTCGGAAAAATACCATTAGTAACTGTTTATGCAGATAAAAAATCACCAATGGTTGCTGACTCTCCTTTGGAAGATTTAGCTTTTACGAATGTAAGACATTTTCAATCATCAGCTGATCAACAGTATATTTTACGTATTGCCCGCGTACCTTTTCTTGAGTTTTGTGGTTATGATGAATCTGAAGTTACTGCTATTATTTCAGTTTCAAACGCTTTTGCAAATTCAAACACTCAATCAACAGTGCGATGGGTCGAGATTACTGGTGAAAGTATGAAGGCTGGCCAGGATGATTTAGACAAACTAGAAGACCGAATGATGTCTATGGGTGCTGAGATGTTAGTGAAGGCCAGACCTGGACATATTTCAGCCACAGAAAAAGCCATTGNAGAAGAAGATCGAATCTCAGATCTCCAATCATTCGTGCGTAATTTAGAGCATGGACTTGAGCAGGGATACTCATTGATGGGTGAATGGGTTAAAAAAACTGTAACTCTAACAGTGTCAATTTTCCAAGGCTTCGGTCTCTCACTCAGAGAGAAAGATGAAGTTGACATGCTTTTACGAGCTAGAGTAGCAGGTGAAATTTCACGTGAAAGCTATCTCGGAGAACTTCGGCGCCGTAATATCGTTGAAGGTTTAGATATAGAGTCCGAAATTGCTAGACTCAATAAAGAAAATTTATTAGACTTCAATGCCTAATCTTGCAACACAAATAGCTGATGCAACTATTTTGCAACAAATTGCTGCCTTAAGGGAAGCACAATTTCAAATCGAAGAAGTGGATAAAATACTTCTCGATGCTGAAGCATCAATTCGTGAATTAATTCATAGAGCCCCTACTAATTTTTCTAGAGTTCGTTCTAAAAAACTTTTAAGAGATGTTGGCAATGTGATTCTTGGCCTTACACCAGGAATAAAGAAAACTTTAAAAACCTCTTTAAAGGGCATTGCTGCTCATTTTCATAGTTCAATGTCCAATACTCTCAATAATGTATTTTCATTTGATATCAGTAATCCAAACATTAATACTAACATCATTAATATAATCATCGACGAAGAACCTTTCGGCGGGTTTTGGTCAGGTTTTGATTTTTATAGGACCTGGCCACATAACACTAGAGCCCTTTATAAAAAACTTATTTCTCAAGGAATTCTTGCAGGTAAAAGTAAGGGAAGTTTAATCGAAGATATTTTTAGTCATCCTTCAATTAATTTGCCAAAATATCAAGTAAGAAATTGGGTCCGTACCTCTTCTGCTGGAGTAGCAAATGCTGCTCGTATGCAGTTTTGGGAAGAAAATGAAGATCTTATCAATGGAATTGAATGGCTTTCTACTCTCGATGAAAGAACATCAAATATTTGTAAAGTTCTTGATGGAAAACAATGGAATAATGAAAACGTGCCAATTGGCCATAAGTTTAGGTATCCAGGAGCCATAGCTCATTTTCAATGTCGATCAACTCAAATTCCAATTTTAAAATCTTGGGAAGAACTGTCAAAAAATAAGAAACTAGGTCGTAAGTTGGATGCATTAGAGGATAAAGTAAATATTCGTGCAGCGTTAAATGGTCCAGTACATGCTGGCATGAAATATGAGGATTGGCTTTTGCGACAAAGTAAGGCTATTCAAATATCTGCTTTAGGTAAAAGCCGTTGGGAACTTTGGTCAAATAAGAAAATTAAAATGAATGAATTAATTACTCTTAGACTGTTACCTAAAAAATTATCACGATTCTACGATAAAATCAATAACATATTAAGGGAAAATTTAAGTTTTGGGCCAGGATCAGAAGTCCATATTGATGATATTTTTCATGAACTTACTAAAGTTTCAGCGCTGGCCCCTCAAGCAAATAAACTCCGTAAATTTATGGTAAACAATGAAATCGGATCTATTTTCTATAATGCTGGGTATGTTCCGAGTGAACATGACTTTGATAAAATACGAAAATATACTGAGAGTTTTATAACAAATAATGAGTCTATCTGGAACACTAATAATGTTGGAGGTTGGACAAGTCAATTTATTAATAATGTATATGTTTCTTTACATCGGCAAGCTAACACTTCGCAAGCAAATGTACCAAAGGTAATTAATACAATTTGGAACCAAATCAATACCCCTGGAACTGCTCGAGTATTTGGAAACCACTTGGACCCTAGTTCATATTCTTTAGCCTCTCTTATCCATGAGCTAGGTCATCAAGTTCAATTTAAAGCTGGATTAAGCGATTTTAATGATATGCTTGAAAAGTGGGCTGCAGGAAACAGTTCTATAAGACCTTTAACTCGATANGCTGAAACAAATAATCGAGAATGGTTNGCTGANTCACTTTTCTGCNTGGTTTTTTAATCGGGAAAAATTAACAGCTGATTTTCCGGAAATAGCTAAAATAATAGAAGAAGCATTGGAGAAAGCAATTGGACCATAAAAACATTGAAAAAGCCAGGAAATTGTTGCAACAAGATCCTGTATCTAAAAACATTATAGAAGAGCTTGATAAGCTCCGTAAAAATGTGCCAAAAGATGAGTTATCTCTCTTTGATTTGTTCTATGAGGCAGCAATTGTGGCCTCTGATTATAGATAAAAAATAAGTATTGACTGCGAAAAATAACCGGGTTATAATAGCCCGTAGGAGATATAAACCATGCCGCTAAAAGCCTTCGTAAAAAACTTAACTGATGTTGATGAAGCTCATCGCACGTTCTACCGTGAAGTAGACGGCGGTCACATTCTTGACATTACTTCAACAAATGGCTATGCTCTTGAAAACGTTGATGGTCTGAAAACGACTCTCGGAAAATTTAAAACAAGAGCTGAAACCGCCGAAACAACCCTTGCTACTTTCAGAAATGATGACGGGGAACTTCTCGATATCACTGCTCTGAAAGCGGCCGCTAAGAAGGGAACTGAGCTGGAAGGCAAGGTTCCTGAGGTTAAAACAGCTGTCGAGGCTGCGTTGGCCGAAGCACAAACTTTATTTGATCAAAAATACACAACTCTTGAAGGTATAGTTGAAAAACGAACATCACAACTTCAACGAGTTCTTGTTGATGATCAAGCAACCAAAGCCCTTGTAACTCACAAGGGTAATATCCGATTACTACTTCCTCACGTGCGTTCGCAGGTGCAAACCAAGGAAGTGGACGGCGAGTTCCGTGAGTTCATTGTAGATGCCGAAGGTAATCCACGATTAACTCTGAAGGATGGCAAAACTGCTGATATGACAATTGAGGATTTGGTTCTGGAAATGTCTGAATCCGAGGATTTTCTTGCAGCGTTTGATGGAACAGGAGAATCGGGAAGCGGAAACCAAGGAGATCACGGGGATCGTCCTCGTCAGACTCCAGGTTATGTTTCTCGTGAAAACCTGCATTCTGGCAACTTTGACCTTGAAAAAGTTGCTTCTGGAGAAACTCAGCTGAGAGACTAATCGGTCCGAGTGGCCATTGAATCCGAGCGATTCACTCTCGTTTTACTTAAATTCGTTGACAGGAGAATATAATGGCCAACGACCTCACAAATATCATGCCCAAAATCTTGGCCCGAGGACTTCAGCGTTTACGCGGAAAACTCGTTATGCCAATGTTGGTCAATTCTGATTTTTCTTCAGAAGCGGCCAAAAAAGGGTCTACCATCGATGTTCCTATTGCTGTGTCGCAATCTGTCTCAGATGTTACACCTTCTAATAGTGAGCCTTCTTTGGTTGACACGACACCCGATTTAGTTCAGATTCCTTTGGATCAGTGGAAAATGACTCGTTTCAATCTGACTGATAAGGAAATGGTTGAAATTGACGCGAAAGCTCATTTCATGCCTTTACAGACTGAGTCAGCAATTGATGCGATTGCTGAAACCGTTAATGCATACCTTTTTGCTTTATATAAAGGAGTATATTCATTTGTCGGTACAGCTGGCACTACACCTTTTGCCTCAAACGCTACTGCAGCTATTAATGCCCGCAAAAAGCTTCATTCATTGAAGGTTGCTCGTAGCCCTCGTAGAATGGTTTTGGATCTTGACGCTGAAGCAAATGCTTTGGGTTTAGCGACATACGCTGATGCAGAAAAGACCATGGAAGACTTGGTGAAAATTGAAGGTGAAATTGGCCGTAAGTATGGCTTTGATCACTTCTCTGATCAGCAAGTTCCAACACACACTCTGGCCGGAGCCGGTACTCCTTTGGTCAATGGTGGTTCTCAGACAGGCAAAACATTGGCCACTGATGGTTGGACTACAAAACCTGAAGCTGGGGATATTTTCACTATTGCTGGGGACACCACTCAATATGTTGTAGTGTCGTCCACAACTTTAGCCACCACTGCTTCAACGCTTACTATTGAGCCAGCTTTGGCCTCAAGCCCAGCAGACAATGCAGCACTTACCCTGGTAGCAAGCCACGTGGTCAATTTAGCCTTCCATCGAGATGCCTTTACATTTGCATCACGTCCTCTCTTGGACACCGACATGTCTCTCGGAACTAAGATGATTTCAATGACTGATCCTTTAACTGGAATCAGTTTGCGACTGGAAGTGAAACGACTTCATAAAGTTACCGTTTGGGAATTTGATATTCTGTATGGTGGTAAACTCACCCGACCTCAGGCCGCGACCAGAGTGCTCGGATAAATTACGGAGTCCCCTTTTTAGGGGACCTCGTTTCATCACTCATAGAGAGGTATTAAAATGACTACTCGTAATCCAAGTTGTTGTTATGTGATTAAGGGCGATAATCGTGCTTTAATTGAGAACGAAAATCAAGAGTCCTGGGAATCTGATGGTTGGGAACTTGATGCTTGTCAGGATGAAAATCCTGAAGCTGAAAAGCCGAAGAAAGCTGAAAAGCCGAAGAAAGCTGAAAAGCCGAAGAAGTAAATGGCTGTTCCGACTTTAATCGCAACTGCTGGTGCAGTTAACGCTAATTCATATGTTACGCTTGTGGAGGCGGATCTATATCATGATTCTCGCCTCCACAACGCAGCATGGTTAGCTGGAACAACAGATCAGAAAAATCAAGCCTTGCTTTGGGCCACGCAGATTCTAGATCGTCTGGACTTTCAAGGCAGAAAAACTAATGATATCGATAAACAATCATTACGCCATCCACGTGTTGGCATGTCTGATCAAGATGGCTTTGCCGTTGACTCTACTACTATTCATTATCAAGTAAAAAATGCTACGTGTGAATTAGCTGGTTTATTGATTTCTACTGATCGTACTGCTGATGCAGGTACTGAAGGTTTCAGAGAAATCATGGTAGGACCTATTGTTTTGAAGGTAAAAGCTTCCGATAGGGCAGAAGTAATTGCTAAGGAAGTTTACGCTTTACTTAAAGGTTTAATCATCATTGGCCTTGAGGTGTCACGAGGATGACTATTTCGGCTACAGTTGCAAAAGCAGTTAATGCAGCTTTTATCGCTGTTGGTGATTTGAAGCGGCCTGTGACTGTGACTTCCTATGATCAAACAGCAATTACTCGTGATGGCACTACAGGCCGTCAAACTTTCAGCATTTCGACAACATACACAGGTTATATTATAGTAACGGAGTTTATACTCTAAAGAAAATAGAGCTAATATTGAGAGTGGTGATCTTCGTGGCATAATGAAACAATCTGAAATTCCCTTAATTCAGGTGAGTGATCTTGTAACATTTGACGGACTTATTCATAAGGTAATTTCAATCGCGCCGGACCCATCTAATGCTATATGGAACTGCCAATTGAGGCGAAACCAATGAGTAGCAATAATCTTTCATGGAATGCTGTCATCAGAAAAGCAGCAAAGAATTTAGATATTGAAATCTCTAGAATGGTTCGTCGTATAGCTTTATTCATTATTACTTCAGCAATTAAACGAACTCCCGTTGATGAAGGTGATTTACGTAGAGCTTGGAATATATCTCTGAATTACCCTAATCCTGTAACTAATCCAGGAGAATCCGGAAAACACACAATTGGGCCGATTACTGGATTATTTCCTATAGTGCACATAACTAATGGTCTTCCTTATGCTATTGTAGCTGAATATGGCCTTTGGCCTGGCCCCGGTCCTAAAACCACATCAGGAACTAACCCGAAAACAGGACAAGGAATTTTTTCAAGAAAAGCACCACAAGGGATGCTGGAAATCTCGATCTTAAATTTAATGAGAAATATCTCAGAGATTGCTCATGGACGTGGTTAATGCTATTAAAACAGTTGAGAATTATTTTAAAAATAATTGGACAGCAACGGATGTTGAGTGGCCTAATGATGTCTCAATTAAGCACAATAACGATTTTATACGATTTTCAGCTCGAGTTGAAGATCATGGCGGTAATGTTAATGGAACATGGCGTAGATACTTTGGAACAGTATGGGCACAAGTCCTAATTCCAAAAGGAGAGCCTTCATGGGATGCTTGGACGCACGCCCAAGCTATTTCTGATCTGCTCTCTGATACAACGATCAGTACAATAAAGATGATGACTGCAGATTTTAAGGAAATTGGCATTGTAGGTGATCATTTAACTATTGATGCTGGATGGTATAGGATTGATGTTATTATTCAATTCCTTTTTGAAGACAATGTTTAAATATGGAGTAAATCATGGCCGACAGTAATCAAGTCCAAGTTGCCATCAAGCCGGAATCGACAATTGGTGTCTTTGCTGGTGGCAATTTACAACCTATTCCTTTTTCCTCTGAATCCCTTACGACTCAGAAAAATGCAGTAGAATCTAATAATATCGAGTCATCTCGAAACGTATTGGATTCAATCACTACTGCCCTAATTCCACAAGGCCAAGTCGCTTTTGACTTTCTTTATGGAGCGTATGATGATATTATAATTGCCCTTATGGCTAGTGCTTTTAATACTGAAACTAACGTAACCTCTGCCTCAATTACTGTGTCAGTTTCAGGAACCACTTTAGTGGGTACTGGTTCAGAATTTGCAAACGTTGAAGTTGGCCAATGGCTTAGAATCACCGACAGTGGCACTGATTATTTTGTCAAGGTTGCCACTAAAACTGATGCTAATAATATTACTGTTATTGGGCAGGCCTTAGTTGATGGTGCTCGAACTTTAAATATACGAGGTAAAATGCTTCGCAATGGAACTACGCTCAAGAGTTTAACAGTTGAAACCCAGTTGACTGAATTAGCTAGTGACAATTTTTTCCCTTTTTATGGAATGATACCTGATCAATTTACTCTTGATATACCTTCTGAACAGATTGTCAAGGCCAAGTGTGATTTTATAGGAACATCGGGTGTTGCTCCTGTCAATGCTTCAATCGGATCTGGTTTTGATGCTATTTCTACTTTGCAGTCAATGGCCGGGATGTCTAGCTATCTAGGCATTTTATATGAGAACGATACGGTTATTACTACGGCGACACCTATTGAAACCATCAGCCTTAGTGTAAACGCTAACGTCCGTCGTGAAGCAGCATTAAATGTGACCAATATGGGATTCGGTGAGTTTAAGGTTGAAGGTCAGCTCAACACTTATATGAAAGGTGGAATGCCAATGGTGGATAAATATTACAACTCAACTGCGAGTTCGTTTAGCCATCGCTTGGTAGATCCTGCTGGAAATTCTATTATCATTTCCGTTCTTCGTTTGAAATATTCTAACTTTAAACGAGATATCGGAGGTAAGAATCAGGCAGTCATGGGAACTTTTGATTGGACTGGTATCAAGCATCCAACATACGGTGCCACACTACAAATTGACTTAATTCCTGTGGGCACTGCCTAAACTATATGGGAGCTGGGGGTGATCTCCTGGAAAAATGAGCAATATAACCATATTGCTTTAATTCTAGAAATCACCCTGGTGACCACCCTAGAGCCGCTGTTAGTGAGGAAATAAAAATGAAATTAGGTGAATTTAAAAGTGACCCAAAAAAGGAAGTTGACGGTATTGTTTATAACTTTGATGAAGATTCTTATGTAAGAGTTGCTAGGGCGAATAATAAGCCATTTTTGGCTGCTGTTAGGCGCTCTGGAAAGGAATTGCGACGTCGCTATCGTAAAAAAGTTCCTGAAGAAGCAGCTGAAGTTATTGTAAAACAGGCATTTGCTAAACACATTTTACTGGAAATTTGTGGTTTTGTTGATGATGCTGGCGATATTGTAGGTAAAGGAAAGAAGATCAAAGACACTTATGCTAATCGATTGAAGATTGTTCAATCAGATTCTTATAAGGATTTTGTGGACTTTGTCTCAGATTTGTCAACAGATGAGGAACTTTATAAGGCAGCAATGGAGGATGACGAGCTGGGAAAATCACAAAAAACCTCGAGTGGGAATTCACTTGGGGTGGAAAAGAAAGCTGGTTAAACAAGCCACAAGTTAAAGCACTTGTTGGCGAAACTTCTAATGAGGTTTCTTATTGTCCACCAGAGCTAGGTTTGAGTGAATTATATTTCTTAAAGGCTTATGAAGAAATAAGCAGTTTTAGGAAAGTTAAGATCTCAAAAGCCAATACCGGCGAAATAGTTACAGAATTTGAAAGTATCAGTGTTCGAGAAATCAGATTTTATTTGGACTTATATCCAAATGAAGTATTGGATCCAGGTTATTTTACGAAAACTATTTTAAAGATAGAAGAGCTGAAGATAAAACATGGATTTAGGTAAAGCCATTTTACATGCTGAAGTAGACTCTACCGGAGTAAAATCTGGTGTAGATACTGCCCAACGTGGCTTTAAAAAATTGGCTGATGTGGGTAAAAACGCTGCAGCAGGAGTTCAGAAAGGGTTTAAAGGAATTCTTAGCAGTGTTTTTTCCCTTAAAGGGGCTTTTGCAGGTTTAGGTCTAGGATTAATCGCTAAGTCCTTTCTCGATGCTGGAACACAAGCTGAAAAATTAAACGTTCGTTTACAAGTTTTACTCGGTTCTGCTGATGAAGGCGATCGTTTGTTTAAAAACATGTCGAACTTTGCTGCAACAGTTCCTTTTCAGTTTAATGAAATTATGGAATCTGCTGCTACTTTAGCTACAGTAGTTTCTGGGGGCGTAGACGAAGTTACTAAATGGATGCCTTTTATAGCGGACTTAGCCGCTGCGACAGGAATAGGTATTCAGGACACTACAGTTCAGGTCATGAAAATGTTTGCTGCCGGTTCTGGCGCTGCTGATATGTTCAGAGAACGTGGTGTTTTAAATATGTTAGGCTTTAAACAAGGGGTCAAAGTAGCTGTTTCTGAAACAAAACAAATCATGTTAGATGCTTGGGAATCCTCAACTTCTAAGTTTAGAGGAGCTACTGACTTACTTGCGAACACTTGGGAAGGCACAATGTCAATGCTTTCTGATCAATGGTTCAAGTTCCGACAGTCAGTAATGGTTGATTCTGGGGTACTTGAATGGATGACCGCGTTTGTTTCAGTAGTTAAAGATGACCTCGGCAACGCTTTAAATGGCACACCAGAAACAGCAGCAAAGTTTGCTGAATTTATTATAACTGCAATGGAGAATGCTACTAGGGCAGTATCAGCTTTTATTAAAGGACTTAATGGGGTTGTAGTTGTCTTTAAAGCTTTAAACGTAATCGGGGCTGGTTTTAAAGATATTCTCGACGCTATTACTCTTGATGATATGATGGATGATGCTACTGAAGCCACTAGACAAGCTGCAGTAGCTTGGGATCAATATCAATTAGCTGTCAAACAAAATCAACCAACAAGTGTCTTGACGGCTTTAAAAGGTGAATATACACGACTGGCTAATACTGCAGATAATGCTCTTGAAAGAGTGACGAATAGCCTTGACACTCAAAATAATTCAGTATCTAACTCTGAGAAAGCATATGATGAATTATTTAATTCAATAGATGCTTTTTCGAATAATTTAGATTTTGAAGGATTCTTAGAACGAGTACGAAAGAAATTAAAGGAAACAACAGATGCAAAGGAAAAAGCGGCAGAAGCTACTAATAGTTTAACCAAGGCTACTGAAGATGGAATAGTTGTGGAGGAGCTTTCAGCTGAACAAATTAAAAAAATAAACAAAGAACTTGACGCTGAGGAAAAATTGTTACAAAAAAAGAAAGACACGTTAGAGTCTATCTTAACTAAATATGATCCATTATATGCTGCTGAGGTAAAACGTAAAAAAGCTTTAGAAGATCTCGCAATTGCCGAATCATTAGGGGTTGATTTGGGTGGCACTTATCAAACAGTTTTAGATGGTATTAATAAAGAATATAGAAAAAGTGTAGCTGCAGCAGATGCTGCGAAAAAAGGAACTAATGAATATGCTGAAGCCTTTAAAAACGTGGCTTCAGGCATTCAATCAGCATTTAATGATTTTTTCTACAATATATTTGATGAAGGTATAAGTTCATTTAAAAAACTGACGTCAAACATTGCAGATCTTTTCAAAAAAATGTTGGCTCAAATGGCTACTTTAGCGATAGCAAGACCCATTATTGTTCCAATGGTCACTGCTTTAGGCGGCGTACTCGGAATGTCTCAAAGTGTCCAAGGGGCTGTGCTGTCTCAATTAGGAGTAGGAGCAAGCTCTGGAGCTGGTGGTGCAATTGGCCTTGCGGGTCTTGCTGGACTGTTTACTGGAAACAGTATCGGATCTGCCTTTGCTGGATTACCTGGTTTTCTTGGAGGCAGTTCTGCAGCAAATCTCGGGCCAACGTATGGCATATCTCAAGGCGGCCTCTTTGGTAACGCTGGTAGCGTAGCTAATTGGCAGTTTGGTGTAGCCGGCTTACTTGGAGGTCTTGGGGGCCAAGCTTTATTTGGTGGAAAAGGCGGAATTGGCGGAAGTATTGGTTCAATGATTGGTATGGCTACTCCATTGGGTCCAATCGGGGCAATTATCGGAGGTCTTTTAGGAGGAGCAATTGGCGGCCTCTTTGGTGGTTCAAAACCTAAAATTAGAGCTGGTGGCGCAACTACATTCGGTAATTTAAAGGACACTGAGTTCTTCGATTCATCATTAGGAGGCGTTTACGTAGGTAAAACTGGTGGTGGCTTAGACGAGCATAGAGGAGAGTTTGGTGATGCAATCGCAAAATTTGATGACGCTATTGCCAAGATGTTAGACGAGGATCAGCTGGGTAAAGTGTCAGATGCAGTAGCTAATTGGAATTTGCGTTTGAAAGGTGATGCTATTTCTATTGATGCTATGTTAGAAGGTCGGTTTTCAGCTATTTTAGGAACATTTAATTCAGAAATTAGAAATTTTGTCTCTGGAGAAAACGGCTTAGAGAATCAAGTTAACGCCCTACATTCAGCTTTAACAGCTGAAAAACTTTTATCAGATAACCCTGAGCTGTTCGGAGATCTTCTATTAAGCGATTTTTTGAGTGCTGCAAAACAATTTCAAAATGAAGAGGAAGATTTAACAGCCTCAATGATGCGTTTAGTAACAACGGTACAAGCTGTCACCACCCTTCAGAAAACTTTAAAAGATATTTCTAGCGGCAGTGTTCTTAACGATTTTGAAGAGGCATTAAGGCTGTCTCAGAGAAGTATGCATGAAGTTTTATCAGAAACTTCAAGCCAAATTAACGATTTTATCTCAAATTTCGATGGCTCTGCAGAACAGCTTTCAACTGTTGTAACAGCAGTTCAGCAACGATACCAAATGGAACTTCAAATGTTAGGCCGAATTCGCCAGGTTTCTGAGCAAATTAATGGCCTTTACTCAGGCCTTGAGGACACTATTACGCGTCAGGTTATCGGAGATAAAGCGTATTATGATAAGACTATTTCTGAAGCTTATGCTCTTCAACAAACTTTATCCACAGAAACTGACCCAGAGAAAATCTTAGCTATTAGCAGTCAAATTGAACAACTTTTAAGTACGGCTTATGGTTTACAATCTTCAGAAGATAAGATAACAAGTGGTCCCGGTTTCTTGGCATTTATTCAAGAGACTAAGGATCTTGCTAACAGACAATTGGAAGTAGCTAAAACAATGATCGAGGATCAAATCAACTCAGATCAAATTGCTCTTGAAGATTTTGTTAGTCGATTAGAAGACCCTCTTACAATGGTGACTGGCTTCTTAAAGGAAATTGACGACACTGTGAGAGGCATTGCTGATAATAATAATGGGTCCCCTACTAATCCAGATCCAGGTGGAGACGGTGTTGGCCCATTAAACCCATTTGATCAATGGAATAAGTATTTTGAAGAATGGCGAAAAAGCGAGTAAATCAAATACAGATCGCCAAATAATAGCTATTGACAATCTTGTAGCAGCCTCAACTGGCTTTTTCAACTGGAGTTAATAATTTCAACACAGGAGTAACTACTTTCGGAGAAACAGAATTTCAGTTTACAATGACTAGTGATTTTGAGGTTTCTCCATGAGTATTCCGTTAACAGCCGCTCAAATTACTAATTTAGCAGCCGATGTTCGTAAGCCTCGGCAAATGGTAAAAATTATACTCGGAGCTCAGACCCTTCGCTTAACTACAGGAAAAGATACCACTTGGAATGGGAATAGTTACGTTAAATCAGGGCTTAAGGTAAGTTCTGTGACTACGGGCGAAGGGGGTATAAAGTCTTGTAGAGTAAGTATTATTAACGAACAACAAACTTATTCTGATCTAGCTATTACTACTGGCTTTGTTTTCAGAGAAATAAAATACTGGAAAGTTTACGGCTCAGAACCTTTTGCTGTAGCAGATCCTATTCTTGAGTTTACTGGTGAAATTGTGGCGATACCTGAAATGGGTAAGATAATTTCTTTTGACTGCATGACAAAAAATGCTGTGTCACGTAGGGTTTCAGATGTGGTTCTAGGGCCACCTAACATTCACCACTTACCCTACAATGGTCAAAAAATCACTATCGGCAATGAAGTATATACAGTGGGTATTTCTTAATGGCTACTTTTGACTCAACTATTCCCATTGGCTATAGCACTCAATTGCCAATATTTTCAGCAAAAAGTGCTATTATATTCGAAGATAATTCACATATTGTTCATTCGCTATCTGACAATGATACGGTTAAAGAAGGATCTATCGTTTGTGTTCTATTGACTGAGGCTCAAAAAGACACGGTCATTGCTTTTTATAATACGAATAAAGATCTTGTGTGGCAATTTGTAAACCCTCATGATGGCCTTACATATAATTTGGAATTTATAGACCCTATTCCAACTCCAGTAATTGATAAAGAATATACACCAGTTCGTTATACTATTACTTTAACAGTAGTCGGAGATCGAGCCTAATGGTTTCTCAAGCTGTAAAAGAAAAACCAGTTATCGGCCCTGTAACTCCGTCACCAGGTCCAACTGTTAAATTTGTGTCATTTCACTTTAATTTTACCTTAAGAAGTACTAGTCCTAAAAGCTCAACCATTAATCAAACATCATATCCTTTAAGTGAAAGAGTTTTAACAGCTTCTCCGACTAAAACTCGCGTGCCTTTAGTTTTCGGAGAAGACACATTAGGCCCTATTCTTACCTTAGCTCAAGTAGTCGGTAATTATTTGTATTTAAGGCTTGTTTGGGCCATTGGAGAATGTGAAGAAGTTACTGCTGTTACATTAGAAGATGGATCAATTCCACCTTCAACAACCTTTACACATTATTTAGGGTCTCCTAGCGATTCTATAGACCCCACACTTTCAGCCGTTATTACAGATTATAATGATGATATGAGTATTTCGTATAATGGCAATACTCTTCATTTATGCTATTCTGTCGTAAAAACTAAAATAAACACTCTTGAATCTTTTCCACGGTTTATTTGCAAGTTAAAAGGCTTGAAAATCAGGGATCCTCGTGCTAGCACTTCCTACACAACAACTGCTGGTCTCATTCTCGGACATTTAATCGAGAATAATATTTATGGTCTAGGAGCCTCTGTGGATGACACTTCCTTAGGAGCACTGGCTACTTGGAATGAAGAAATTCTTGATGATGGGGCAGGGTACACAGAGCCTCGAGCCGCTATAGGACTAACAATTAAAGATCGTAGAAGTGTTTTTAAATATATAGAAACTCTTAGGGGATATGCTCATTGTGGTTTAGTTAATCGTGGCGGCGTTTACTACTTCATTCAAAATAAAGCCTCAGCTGCTGCTTTTTCTATTACTAAAGCTGATATTATTAAAAACACGTTTCAATTATCAATGCGAGATCTTAGAAACGTGCCAAATGTTGTTAGAGTTTATTACACTGATATTTCAAACTCAGTTTGGCGTGAAAATTTTGTTGAAGTTGAGACACCTGGGGTCACTGCTGGAACAGAAATAAAAAACGAAGCTGAATATACTTTAAACGGTTTTCAAACAAAAACAGCCGCTCTTAGGTTTGCTTATGAAAAAATTAACGAAAAACTAAAAACTTTTACTGCCCAGTTTCAAACTACCGAGGCATTTTATGATCAAGAGGAAGGAGTTAATTTCAACTTAAGTCACCCTAATTTAGGTTCCTCTTCACAAAAAGTTAAGTTACTCACGAAAAAAGAAATTAAAATAGGTGTCCTTGAGGTAGTGGTAGAAAAGGAGGATGATGCTTATTATTCAGATGAGATTGCTGATAATGTTCAAGATAGTAAACCTACTACAGCAGTTGATCCTTTTGCTGTACCTACAATTAGTGGCCTTACTTTAACGGTTGAAACTCCTCAGTATCAAACTTCTATTTATTTTAGTAGAATTCGAGCAACCTGGAACCCTATAACTTATCCATATCGATTTTCATATAAAGTAGTTTTAAAGGAAGGTTCTTCTATAGTCGATACTAGATTGGTGTCAGGAGAGGAAGTAACATTTCCTGTTGTTAAAGAAAATACTCTTTATACAGTAGAAGTTTTAGTTATTGGTTTTGGCGGAAAAGAGGGTTCTGTTGCCTTTACTACAATTACTCCTACAGGTAAGGATTTTCCGCCATCTGATGTTCCAAATTTTATAGGCTATCATTTTGACGGTGATGTATTCTTAAATTGGGGTCAAGCTGCTGACAATACAGAAGTATGGTATTATCAAATACAGTATGGTCCCGCAAGTTTTGCTTGGGATGACGTAAATTCAAAAATGGTTATCCCAAGATATGATGGGAACCAGTTTACAGCGAAAGCAATTCCTCCGGGAACATGGGACTTTTTAATTAAAGCGTTTGATAATGCTGAAAATCAATCTACAAACGCAGTTAGAGTTTCAGGAATAGTAGTTTCAACTTCATCTGGCTCATATCTTTTAGCAGATTCTGATTTAGATAGAGTTTCTTCCCAAAACATGGCCCTCATATCTCTTGATTGGGCCACTAAATTGGGTGGGTCTTGGAACTCTACTTTTCCACTCGCCTGGAATGCTAATTATACTGCTTCATTTTTATCTTATGGCGCTGGCTTAACTCCTTATGAGTTCATTACAGAATCTTACGATGTAGGATTAATTTTAACGGCAACTTGGCAAATTGTTAGTTTCTTAGAAGTAGCTGCCGGGTCACCTACAATCACAATTCAATTAAGCGATGATGATGCCACGTGGACAGATTATGATGATGTTCTTTCAGTAATAGCTACAGGACGCTACATTAGAGTTAAAGTCACTGGCGGAACATCAGATCGTTTTATAATTCGACCTGTATTTTTTCATTTTGTTACAAATGTTGTGACTATAGATGAATCTTTTTCTGGCACAACAAATGCTAGTGGTCTCGCCGACTTTAATCTAGCTTCAAATGCCACCGCATTTGAATCACTTTTAGCTCAAAACAATGATTTAACAGTTTCTGCCGAACTTAGAATTGCTCCGAATGGTTCAGCACCATATACTTCAGTAAGAGTTAAAGCTGTCGATCCCTCAGATGGCACAACTCCTGTAACTTCTTTATCTATCTCAGCAAGGGTACGATACATATGAGTACAACAACAATTGATTATACCACGATTGATGGCCTTGATGATGGCGTCACTGTTTTAGCTGCAATTAAGGCAAATATCCAAGCAGCCGAAACTGATATGGCTTTACGTCCAACTTATGCCGAAAATGCTGTAATTACAGGGGACTGGCAATTTAATAATACTGAAACAATCTTCGGGGATATTTCAGCTGCTTCTACAACCGACGACGTCACTATTAGATACGGTCAATCTACTTGGTTAGGTATTGAAGGAGCCGGAAATTCAGCAAATAGTTCTGTAGGTATAAATTTTAGACAAAGAATTATTAGTGGCGCCGAGACTTTAGCTGGGCGTATTACTAGTCAAAGATCAGGATCTGCAGATGATTTTGATTTGGTATTACAGTCAGCAAACAGTGGGGTGCTTCAAGATGGCATTTTTATCGAATCAGGAAGTGGTAAAGTAGGTATTAACAACCAAACACCCACTGAATTATTACATGTACGTCATTCAAGTACTGTTGCAGCTATTAAAGTTGAATCTGTGACAAATCAAGCTCGATTAAAATTAATGAGAGCGGCTCTTGAATCTACAATATATCAAGATAGTAATGGTTTAGCTTTTGATGCTGGCGGTAATCAAACTTTTCATACTTCATCTACAGAGAGGATAAGAATACTTACTGATGGAAAAATTGGTATTGGAACTACTATCCCCACTGAGGACCTACATGTAAAAGCTTCACATTCTCGAATTGCTGTTCAAGTTAATGATGATGCTGAATGGGCAGGGGTGGCCTTTCATAATGCAGCTAATGTAATGAAAGGAAATATCATATATACTCCAAGTCTTGATTTGATGATTTTTTATACTGCTGGTTCTAGCCAAATGAGGCTTAGCTCTGCTGGGAACTTAGGGTTGGGCTCAAGTACTTCTTATAAACTTGATGTTACTGGGACTACTCGTTTTACCGGTAATTCAATACTTGCTACAATTACTGCAGGTGTTTGGAATGGAACTGCCATTGATCAAGCATATTTAGTTGGACAGTCGGGCATTAATACAGGAGATGAAGTAGACGCCTCAACAGTTGCCAAGGGAATTATTGAATTAGCAACTGCCACTGAAGTAAATGCAGGCTCCGACAACGTTAGAGCTGTTGTTCCATCTACTTTAAACCTTTGGAATGGTTCAGCTACAGCAATGTCTTGGTTGAATACCACAGTTTCAACCTCAAAAACAACTGGTGGCGCTGTGTTTAGCGGTGGTATTGGTGTTGCTGGTGATATAAACGCTGGCGGAGATATTACGGCATATGCTACTTCTGATTGGCGGCTGAAAAAGAATATTCAGAGATTAATAAATCCATCAGTTAAACTTAGAGCCTTAAACGGATATAAATTTAAATTCATAGAAGGTCATGATGAAGGACCGAAATCTGGATTACAATATGGGTTGATTGCACAAGAAGTTCAAAAAATTATGCCTGAGCTGATTAGCCACAACGAGGCTGGTGAGCTCTCCATTAAGGTTGGTGGTTATGAATTGATTGCCCTCTTAGTAGAAGGTTGGAAAGAACTTGATCGAAGATTAACTAGCCTGGAGAAAATATAATGGTCATGGCCGCTTCAGGAGCAATCTCATGTTCAGATATTCAAACGGAACATGGCGGAATTAACCCAGTTTCTTTATCTGAGTATTATGGCTCTGATGATTATTATTTGCCGCAGTCGGGCATTATTGCAATGAGCGACTTTTTACAATTCAACTCCTGAAACAGTGGCTTGGACGACTGCGGCATTTTCAACTTCTCAAGCAGATGATCCAAGGCCGCTGGCAGGAATTGTATTAAATTCTGACGGCGGATTATATGAATATTTATCAGGTGTAGAGACTTATGCAGGTCAAAATTGGTGTTCCACATATTCAAGCCCACGAAGCTCGCTATATGAGTGTAAATGGGTCGGAATTTCAGGCTCTACTACAAATTGGTCAGCACCGACAGAAAATGCTTGGCAACTACTATCAAGCAGCCAAATATTCAAATATGTAGCAAGTCCACCTTGGGATAGCACTAGGGTTATTGATGTCTATGTTAGAGCTTTGAATCAAACAGATACCCAAGTAATTAAACGAGTCACAATATCCTCAGCGCTAGGATCTCCACTTTAAATTTAAAGGAAACTTAAAATGTTGAAAACTAGAAAGAAATATCAAATTATAGAAGACCGTATTGAGGTTCTTGAAGAAACTATTGTAATAGAAGATAATGAGATCGTTCATACTTTTGTAACGCCTTTAGGCGTAATTGAGCCTGATGATGATTCTGATACTTCAAATCGATTTAAGCGATTTAAAGACGCTGTGTACGTCCCCACGTTTGTTGAGGCCTTTAAGTCCGAAAAAGCTTTAAAAAAATCTCAGCAAGAAATAACAGATTCTGAAACTAATATTTCTGAGCTTCAGAAAATTGAACATACCTTAGATAAAGAAGTCATTGATCTAAAATCTAAATTAAAGAAAACGAAGTCACCTCTCTCAAAAATCAAAAAGGCTTTAGAAAAGGAAAAAGTAATTTTAGATAAAGCAAAGAAAGCATTATCTAAAGAACAAGGAAAAAGTAATTCAGACGCGGATAAAGTAATTTCTTTAATGGAAGCCCTTAGAACAGCTGAAAATGCTGTGGATTCCACTAAAAAAGAACTTACAGATACTGAGGCTAGTGTGCATGATCATGAAATTGATCTGGCCGCCGCTGAGGTTCTTCTCGAAAAAGCAAAAAAAGACCATGAAGAAAAAACTAATAAACTCAATGAAATAAAGAATCAAGAAAAAATTCTAAAAGAAAAAGCTATTAAAGCAAAAAAAGACCATGAAACATTTTTAGACAATGAATAAAGGAGTTAAACATGAACGCTGCCCAAAAAATAAATAAGTTATTTGATTTAATTTTCGATGAAAAAGTGGATAAAGAATTTGGTTTAAAGTCTGCTGTAACTAGTTTACTCGGAGAAAACTACACTAAAGAGGCTGTGAATGCTTTAAGTGTTGAACAAAGGTCCGAAGCTGTTCTTAATTTTCTCCAAACAGCTTTATTAAATCAAATAAGACGTGGGGGCCAAATGGCCACACAGTTTTCTTTAAAAGAAAAAGTAATTGCCGGCGGTGAGTTTGCTATAAACCAATTTAAGAAGGAATAAAAAGATGAGTAATATGCAATTATTGGAGTCTTTGGATAAATCTGTTCATGCTATGAGAAAGGTTTTAAGTGAACATATTAATGAGGGCAATGTTCAAACTACGGCAATTCAACAAAAATTAACTAAGATTGAGGCCTCAATGGTTCGCGTAGAAGATTTGACAGAAATAAGAGATTTAGTCATTGGGCATAAAATAAAAATAGGCCTCTTATTCGGAGCTTTTAGTGCTGGAGTAATGTCAATTATTGCTTGGATAACTACTCATTTAGATAAGTTTAGGTGATATATGATTTTAATTCGACTCGTAAATAGGATTAAAAAAGCTGAAGGATTGCGTTTAGCTCCTTATAAAGATACTAGAGGAATCTGGACAATCGGTTACGGCACTACTCATTGGGATAAAAAACCTGTGACAAAAGATTGGCCAAATATAAGTGAACATTTTGCAGTTAGTATGTTATTTAGTGAAATAGTTTCGGCTGGCCTTGCTGCTGAGAAGTTTGTCAATAATTTCAATATCTTAGATTCTATTAGGCAAGAAGCTTTAATAGAAATGGCCTATCAACTCGGACCGCAAGGCCAAAGGGGATTTGTTAAAGCAAAAGAAGCTATTGAACATGGAAATTGGATTATAGCAAAAGAAGAATTATTGGATTCTCGATGGGCGAATCAAACCGTAGGTCGAGCTTTACGTATTGCTAATATGATTTATTTTGGAGACTATTATGAAGATCGTAACAGTTCATGGATTTAATGTTAGAGATGGTGGAGCTAGAACTGTCGATAAATTAGCTCCATTTATTGAGAAGTTAGGATGGATAGCTGATATAGATGACGCTGACTATGGTTATGTAGATTTGTTATCAGTTCGATTATTTAAGAGAAAAAAACATCATCAAACCATTCTTAAACTTGCTCAAGCCTTTACTGATTGTGACGTCATTATTACACACAGTAACGGAGCATATTACACTACCCAAGCACTGCATTTAATAAAAACTCAGAAAACCGTAATTCACATTAGTCCAGCATTAAACTCTAAAACACCACCACCAAAGGCTGTTTTAAGGCAATTAGTTTTGTTTACGCCACACGATGGTTGGGTTAAACTCGCTAGCTATTTACCGGCACATCCTTGGGGCCGAATGGGTGCCCGAGGATATCAAGGAGACAGTGAAAAAGTTATGAGTATTATGGACGCAAATGTCCATGGGCATTCTGATTGGTTTTCTGATACTCATATTTCGTCGACCTGGCAATATTGCCATAATTTTATAAAGGAGAAAGCCTCATGAAATTTCTAATTACTCTAATAATTTTGTTCTTTTTAACTGGTTGTTACGCCGCCAAGTATACTGTTAAAAAATATGACCCTGAAACCGGAGCTCTTATCTCTGTATTTCGGGAGTTCAGAGCCGTCGTCAACTCGAACAATTAAATGTGGATTATGATGGTGTGAAACAAAACATTTAAAGGGTCTGTGGGAAAAGCTACTAGTACTCCGAGCCCAATGGAGAAGACAATGTCAAATTTGCTACCTGTTCTTCTCGAACAAGCTCTTCTCGGAATACCCGGACCTGTAAAGGATAATAACTAGTTTCGTGTTCAAGGACTCTAATGAAGTTGATCAGATCGCACGCCCCGATCATGATTTATTTCAGAGACTTGCAGCACGGCTGCCGAGCCAAGGCAAGCCTTCCAAGGCTCGGCAGTTTTTCAGGCGGCGACTTCAGCTGGTCTAAATTAACGGCCAGCTGCTTTTTACTAAGTAGCTTTGCATTTTAAGCAAATATAGCTTTCAAAATGTATTCTCTAGGATCCCCTGGGATTCAACTTGAAATCAATGATAGCCAAGATATATAACCATATTATTTTAATGCTAGGTGAGCCCTGGTGAGCCCAAGGACAGCAGTTTAAGTAACTTCCTTAGCGCCCCTGTATATAGCGCTCGGGAGAGGGCTGATTTATCAAGTCTTATTAGGTCGGATATTACATTAACCCCTTTAAAATCAATAACTTATTAGCCTTATTAAGTCTTGTCTTGCAGGCACCGGCATGTATAACCTGCGTGCACCTATAACGTCATGACGGGTGGGCAGGTACATGGTGTGTACATAGGCGGTAAAACCACGCGCCTGTAATAGCGTGGGACCTAGGCGTACGACGTCTCTTCTACGGCGTTATGGGCGCGCCCGGGCATAACGAGCATAATTGAGATTTACAACGAGAAAAAAATAGCTTATAATAAATTTTTAGGGGTAAGGCCTCATAAATTAGGCTTCCTCGTTGTTTCTCTATCATGCCGTGAGCACGATTGATTTTGAAGCCTTACCTCTTTTTGATAAAGGAAGATATTAATGAGAATAACTCGTGTCGGCCGTTACCTACATATTCATTGTTCAACTGCCCATTATCCAAATCTTCGAACATTACCTGGTTTTAAACGAGAACTTGAAAAAGGCTTAATAAAAGCAGAACCGTCTCGGGCAAATCTTGAGCATCTTCTTGAGAACTTTCCTGCTGCTAAGTGGGAATCCGAAGATTACCTTAGAATTCAGAAATTAGAGAGCCTTGAAAAAAGCTCAATAGAAGAATATAACGAATTTGATTTTGACTTCAAACTACCGCCATATCAGCATCAAATTGAAGCTTTTTATAGATCCGCAGACATGCCAGGATTTGCTTATTTTATGGAAATGGGCACAGGTAAAACAAAAGTTTTAATCGATAATATTGCTTATCTTTGGCTTAAAGGAAAAATCGAAGGAGCGCTTATTTTGGCACCAAATGGTGTTCACGAACAGTTTATTGAGGAACAGCTTGAAATCCACATGCCTAACTTTTGTGATTACATTTCTTTTTCTCATGCTTCCGGTGGTAAAGTAGCTTGGCGCAAAAAATATGAATCGTTTATGGATTACAAAGGCCCTTGGTGTAAGATATTGGCGATAAACATCGAGGCGTTAAGTCATAATTCAGGCCTTCAGAAAGGATCACAGTTTTTAAAAAGTTTTGACGGCCGAAGGAAAAAGGTTCTAATAGCTGTAGATGAGTCTACGAGAATCAAGTCACGTTCATCAATTAGAACAAAAAACGCTTTCAAACTTCGAGCGCCTTGTTCTTATGCCAGAATTCTTTCTGGAAGCCCAATAACACGAGGGGTCGAAGATTTATTTAATCAATTTAAATTTCTAAGCCCAAATATTTTAGGGTATACGAGTTATTATACCTTTAAAAACAGATACTGTGTCGTAGAGCAAGAAAATCATTTCGTCAAAACACGTAAAGGTGCATTAAAAGAAGTTGAAGTTGAGCATATTCAAGATTATAAAAATATGGATGAACTCAAACGAAAAGTTTTACCCTGGTGCCATCGAGCCACAAAAGATGAGTGCTTAGATTTACCGCCGAAAATATATAAAAATCGTTTTGTTCCGATATCTGATGAGCAGCGAAAAGCCTATAGAGAATTAGCTAGAGAAATGGAAATCGAATTAAATGGTCAATATCTTTCAGCTGCTATGGCAATTGTTCGATTAACTAAGCTTCAACAAATTCTTTGTGGTTTTTTAAGAATGGGAGATGAAAAAGACTATATTTTTAAGAAAAACCCCCGTCTTATTGCCGCACAAGAATGGGTAGAAGAAGCTCAAGGACAAGTAGTTATTTGGGCCCGGTTCACTCGAGATATCGATCTTCTTTGTGAAGCTTTTCCAGGAGACCATGTTCGGTATGATGGTAAAGTAAATAAAACTGAGCGTAAAAAAGCAAAAGAAGATTTTTTAGCTGAAAATAAACGCATTTTTATTGGTAAGCCGGCGTCAGGTGGACTTGGTTTAAATTGGCTGGTAGGTGCACATGACGTTCTTTACTTTTCGAATAGTTTTGATGCAGAGCACCGCTGGCAATCTGAAGACAGGAACCATCGAATGGGTACCAAGAAAACGGTCACTTACACTGACCTCGTGGTACCGAAATCTATAGACACGTACATCCTCACAGCCCTGCGCTCCAAAAAGGATATCGCCACCATGGTTACGGAAGATATTCGTGATCTATTGAGAGAAGTTATTCTTCGAGCAAAAACCCTTTGAAATCAATAACTTAGTGGTCACCAGGCTCTCTACTTGAAAATGAGCAATATAGCTATACACATAGCTTTACGCAGGAACACCCGTCTAGGAGCAAAAAAGAAGGCCTGGCAGTCTAGGACATACCAGGCCTCTCTATGAGGAACTCGTTATCTTGGCCAGGCCGAGACGTTTATAATTCCATAATCTGTATCGTTATCTTCAGCATATTTGATTTTTGCCAATTTCTCACAATCGGCTAGCTTTCCATATATGTTATGTTCCCAGCCGTCGATATCGTAGAAATACCAGGTTTTATATCTTTGACAACCACTCATTGCAAATTATTTGGATGGCCATCTCAACACCCCATTGCTCGTTCAGCTCGGCATTCGGCTTCGAACTGTTGCTCTTCTTCGAGCTGCTGACAATATTCTTCGAAGACCTCAAGCTCCATCTGGTCAGGATCAACGACCGCAACCACTCGCCGGCCTTCGCAATAGTTGCATTGCACGTTGTAAACTCCCGACATATATTCTTCGCGAAAGTGTGGATCTTGATCAAAATCGTCTTGAGTCAGGCCGCCACAATCGATAGATGGGTTGGTGTGCGTTCCTTCACCCTGACATATCGGGCAAACGGCCCACTTTGTTGGTAGTTCGATTTCACCTTCATCAGTATGAAGAACCGGCTTTTCAGCCGGCTCCGTAACTCGAGGGTCGTTGTGATAATTATAGTTTTCAAGCATCGAATTCATTTCATCCTCCCATTAAAACATTTCCTTGAAGTATCTCAGAAACTGATTCGCCCGTATCATCACTCCAACAAGAACGATCAGCTAGACTCTGGCCTCTCGAGTTGTATTCTCGCCCACATGAGCAGGTGTTGACCAGAGACCTATGGAGCTGGACGATTTCACCGCAATCGCATTCTCCCACGGCTGATTCCCAATATGATCGATGATGTTTTTGATTAAATGGGCCCGCAACGTTAAATTCACCGCTCATGCAAGCGTTATAATTCTCCAATCCAGCTTCATCCATTTCGGAAGTATCCAGCTCAAAATTCTCAGTGGCTGGAAACGAAAATCCACTATCAGGATGATCGAGATCCGTGAACTCTATAGACCGCTCGATCACCGTGATCCGATGACCTCGTTTGAAGTTTTTCATGTGATTTGCTCCGAATGTCTGCAACGATGACCATCCTCCCATTGGGCTCTGCAATTTGAATCGTGTCTTATTATTGCATTGAGCGGCATTTTGAGCTTGTGGCCAAACTCTTCGATCTTTTCAGCTGGGTAAACGTTAATAAGTTCGAGATCTGGGTGATGGCTTGCAAGCTCTTCAGCACGATCCCAAACTTCATCATACTTTTTGCCCGAGTCTTTCTTGAACTCAGGCCCAACAAAAAGAAGCCGAGTAAGTCTATGGCCACGGCCATATTTAAATTCGTATGTTTTGTTCATTTCGGAATCTCCACATTACGAAAACGATAATAAGCCGTATTGAGGCCTACCATAAAAGCTGTGGTAACGTGAGCATCATTAAATCTCTCAATGAACTCGTTAGCTTCAGCTCCTGTTTTGCAAGTGTAAAAGCAGGAGTTTATGAGATCACGGCCTTTACAAGTGATCCCGGTGCCATGTTTTTCAACAGCGGGCGGAGTAGTGTGTTCGTTCATAGCAATTTCCTCGTTTAAAGTGAGTCGAAATGAGCCAGGAGAAATTCCCATCTCATATTACTATTATATAACAATTTTACGCCGGTGTACACAATTATTTGAAAACCGTTTTAACTAGTCTCATCACACACGGTCATAGATCTAGGCTGCCCGCGCGCGTGCCCGCGTGTGCATAAATTTATGGATTAAAAACTATTATCGGATTTCACACACGGGAGTTCGATAGTGATAATCATTGTCATTTGACGGTAAGTGATAATCATTGTCATTTGACGGTAAGTGATAATCATTGTCATTTAATCGTAAGTGATAATCATTGTCATTTAAAAAGTGGTCAAAAATTGACCACTTGCCAGATTTCACCAGGCTCACTTCGCAGAAATAAGTGAGTAACTATTCACACACGGCGTATATTCAAAAAAGCTAATATAAGTCCTATCACCGCAGAAGCAAGCGAGGTGGGACACATAAAAAAGCCAATAGGTACTATTAGTTTCTTTTTTTATATCACCTCGCTTGCTCTGAGGGACTGGAAAAATTGTTGTAGAATCAATCACTTAGGGGTGAAAATAAATGAAAATAATTGTGTACTTTTTCAGCTAGGCGTGATATAATAATAATGAGAGAAGGAAATGTCCTTGATCTCGCCCGCCCGGGCCGCGACAACGAGAACCGCGCCGCCGGGAAACCCCGAAGCTAAATGTTTCGGATTCACTGGACTTCACAGTCCGATCTTTAAAAATATGAGGATATATCATGACTAAGCGTAACGTTAGTTCTAAGAATGCCAGTTCCAAAAAAGCCCCAGTCACGGCCGCAAACCGCAAGGCTGCAGCCAAGACCGAAGCAAAAAAGGAAGCTCCGAAAGAGTTAACCGCCAAGCAGAAAGCTCGGCAAGCAATGTTAGCTCGCACAGTCTCTCTCGAGGTTGTTGAAAATCCGAAGCGCGATGGCTCGAAAGCCCGCGATCGATTTGCCTTCTACCAGGATGGAATGACCGTCAAAGAGTTTCTGGAAGCTGGTGGAACGATGGGAGATATCTACCATGATCAAGGTCACGGATTCATCACCCTATCGTAAACCCAACAGAGCCCTCTTCGGAGGGCTCTTTTTAAAGGATCAGAAATGAAACTAACTAAATCTGTTAAACTTCTCGCTGTCCGGCCTCACTATAGAGGCAATTCCCCAAGCACACACGGAACAATCACTCATTGGGAAATTTTTATCCACTATATGGATGGTGAACGAGTTATCTTAGACGAGAAATTCGGTTCAGCTAAGATGGCTTTAAAGTCATTATTCAAGTAATAAACAAGAGGTTCTCTTCGGAGAGCCTCTTTTTTTATTTGTGTTGAAAGCTGAGTATTGCAGATGCATTCCATTATCAACTACGCAGGCATGCATGCGCGTTTCTCAGTGTGGCCTCAAGGCCATAATTGAGTGAAGACAATAGGCCAGTTGTCTTCAAACTTAAAGTCCCCCTCGCTTGCTCTGGCTAAAACTCGAGAAAAAACAAATTTATCTCGATGAAAAAATGTGATATAATAATATTATAGCATGATAGAGACCTACGATGACTCAGTTTCAAAAAAATCTAGTTTTAGTGACTCAGATCACTAGATTCAATAACTTACCGTCAACTCAGCTTGACTTAACAATTTCACGAGGCTTAGATCTTAATTCTTTGCCGCCTGACGTTGCCAATAACATAAAAGTCTTACGTGAGCAATATTTTTTTGGTAACGTGACAATAGCTCTGTTTTTACATTTTTTATGGTGGCATTTCACGTACATGATTCCTGTTGATCAAATGGCCTTTATTTTTAAATTGAAGCCAATCTCATCATTCGGGCTCATTATTCATGCGTAAATTCACATTAAAACAAGCCGATCAGATTCGAAAATATGCGGCCTCTCGAGATTTTCTAGACACTTTTAGACAATCACTATCAAACGAGATTCTTGCAAACTATTTCGGTTGCAGTGTTTCCTTAATTGCCTCTATTCTTTCCAGGCAAACCTATGGATCACCTGTAGATATTGAAGTTGACTCAGACGTTATGGATGGGGTGATCGACTTAAATGAAGTTTTTGAAAATTTGAGGAAAAAAATATGAAAATTCTAGTAACTGGTGGAGCTGGCTTTATCGGATCACATTTAGTTAAACGACTTTTAAGCCAAGGTCACGAGGTAGCCATTCAGGATTCTTTTATTACAGGTTCGCTTGAAAATTTTAAAACTGAAATTTATAGCCATAGGTTAGAAATCTATTCCTCAGATGTTTCTCAATCACTGCCGCCGGGACGTTTTGATCAAATTTATAATTTAGCTTGTGTAGCTTCACCGGTTCAATATCGAGTGGATCCGATTTACACAATGAACACTTGTGTTTTTGGCATAAATAATGTTTTGTCTAGAGCCGAGCGCGATGGCTCTACAGTTTTACAAGCTTCTACTAGTGAAGTCTATGGCGATCCGACCATTCATCCACAAACTGAAGATTATTTCGGAAATGTGAATACAATTGGTCCTCGATCATGTTATGATGAAGGTAAACGGGCAGCTGAGACACTTTGTTTTGATTTTCGTAGGACGAGAAATGTTGACGTGAAGATTGCTCGTATTTTCAATACTTATGGCCCAAACATGACAATTAATGATGGCCGAGTGATTCCTAACTTTATTTGGCAAGCGTTAACCAGCCAATCGCTCTCCATTTATGGCACAGGTGATCAGACGAGATCTTTTTGCTATGTCGATGATTTAGTGGATGGGCTTTTAAAATTGATGAATTCTCATCCAGAAGTGTCAGGTCCTATAAATCTCGGAAATCCAATTGAATTTTCTTTAAATGCCCTCGTAAATTTAATCTTCGAAAAAATTAAAAAAGTAGGAGTAGTTTACGAGCCTTTGCCTGAAGATGACCCAAAAAAACGGCAGCCGGATATTGAGCTTGCTCACAGAATTCTCGGATGGAAGCCTGAAGTCGAGTTAGACGAGGGCCTCGATCGAACTATTGCTTACTTTAAGGAATTATTATGAAAATTGGAATTATCGGTCACGGCTTTGTAGGCCAGGCCGTGGAATATGGCTTCAGGACTCCTGGTGTTGAATGTTTTCTCGTTGATCCACGGCATAAAACCACTATCGAGAATATGAATGAATTCAGACCAACAGTTGTTTTCATTTGCGTGCCAACCCCCATGTCTGATGACGGTTCAGTGGATGACTCTCATATTCTCGACGCTTTAGACCGAATCGAGGATAATCCGCTGATCATTATCAAATCAACAATTCCACCGAATCTCGCTGAGAAGCTATGCTATGATCGGGTGGTCTACAATCCAGAATTTCTAGTTGAAAGTTCTGCTAAGGCCGATTTTGTTGATCCGATTATGCATGTTTTTGGCGGGTCCGATTATGGTTGTGCTGAGGCTGAGATGATTTATCGAACCTACAGTCATTGCAGTCCGGCGCCAGTATTCAGACTTACGGCGTTTGAAGCATCTTTCGTGAAATACACGGTCAACTCCTTTCTTTCTTTAAAGATTACGTTCTTCAATCAGCTTTATGACGCGATTGGAACTAAGGGTAATTTCAATGCGATTGTGTCTGCTGCCTGCACTGATCCGCGTATCGGGCAATCACACACTAAAGTTCCTGGTTTTGACGGTAAACGAGGGTTTGGTGGAGCTTGTTTTCCAAAGGACTCAAAAGCTTTTACGAAATTCACAGATAAAATGACATTGCTTGAAAAAGCAATTGAAATCAACAACTTATATCGTGGTTTATACACATTAAGCAATAGAGAGAAAGATCAAAATGTTAACTTCAAATAAATATGCCTTCACTTTCGGGTATCAGCATATAAACAGTTTTCGATCTCTTCGTAATCGTTACGTAGTAATCGAGGGCTCATTTTCTGAAGCCCGTAAAAAATTAATTGAGATACGTGGATCAAATTGGGCTTTTCAATATCCGTTTGAGGAATTTTTGCCTCAAATCAAGGAATTTAAATTAGTAGAAATTGCTCTTGAGGATTTAGTGCCTAAGAAATAAAAATTTGATTTACGCCGGATAGCTACTGTGATATAATTAAATTCTTGGCATTCATGCTAATTCTCAGATAAAGGAACGATGAAAGAAAGCAATATTCGTGATAAATTCACTAAATGTATTAAAGGCCTTGGTGGCGATGTAACAAACCATGAGGATCGTTTTCAAAATGGAATTCCTGATTCTTCTTATGGTTTAGATATGGTCAATGGTTGGGTCGAACATAAATATTTGCAGAATTTTCCTGCTAAAGAATCTACTCTTATTAAGGCAGGATTGAAAAAAGGGCAGAAAATCTGGATAAAGCAACGACAGAAAGCCGCTGGTCACTGTTTTATTCTAATTGGAATCTCTAATCAAATTTTCTTGTTTTCTGGTGATATGGCACAAGAAATTTATGACGGGCTAACAAAAGAACATTTTTACTCAAAAGGCGTTAGAAGTATGGCACGGCCAAATAGACAAGAATCAGCTCAAGTCCCAATTGTGTGGCTAATTCAAGAGCCGTATCATCCAAGGGATCTTAAGTCAGTTATAGGCTTCGGAAATATTGAGACAGTTTTAAGTAAGTCTGAAAATCCATCAGTGCATCCTGATTCTTGTTTCAATAAAATGACAAATATCTTAAGTCACTGTAGGCCTGACGATTATATTCTTTGGGCCGGTGGGGATCCTTGTGCCGCTTTCATGGCCGGTCTTGTTTTAGGACAGCTTAAAAAAGAAGGCCTTATTTGGTTACGATGGGATAGACACACTAATAGTGATGGAGAAAGGAAAAAACATGGATACTACTCAAGAATCAAGCTCTTTACTTAGTCTTGATAATGAAGAAATTGACTTAGGTCAGCTTTCAAAATTAATTCATAGACGAGATAGAATTCTCTCTACCGTTCAAGACTTAGAGCAGCAACTTCAAGCAGCAAAAGAACGCTGTGACATGCTTAGTCGGCAGGAAATACCGAGTTTAATGGATGAACTTGGGCTTAAAGAAATCAAACTCGTGGACGGCCGAACAATTAAGGTTAAAGAAATCTTAAAAGCTTCGATCAATAAAGCAAATCAAAAAGCTGCATATCTCTGGCTTAAGGAAAAGGGTCATGGCGATATCATCAAATCAAAAGTGCTCTTCAAGACGACCAAAGGCCATGAATCTGAGGCCGTTGAGGTGTTAGCAGCAATTCAAGCTGCTGGATATGATGCTAGTAAAACAGATGAAGTTCATTGGCAAACTTTGAACGCATGGGCTCGTGAGCAATATGCACGAGGAATGGAATTCCCAGAAGAAATCGGGATTTTCGAATATAGAGAAACAGAGGTTAAGTAAATGACAAAGAAACAAAAAGAGGTAGCAGTGTCACAAGGCCAAGTTCCAGCTGAAGTTGCTGCTCAAATAGATATGGGCCAGGAAACGGAATTCGATCGTGATGATCTTGCAATTCCGTTTATTCGTATTATTCAAGCTTTAAGTCCTCAGCTCAAGCGGACAAAAGCTGAATACTTAGAAGAAGCTGAAGAAGGCATGCTTTTCAATACAGCTTCTGGAGAGTTAATTGACGGCGAAAAAGGTTTAATCCTTATTCCCGCTAAATATACTCGGTCTTTTACTGAGTGGGCTCCGAAACGAGGAGGACTTATTGCTGACCACGGTAATAATGCCTCTATTTTAGAACATTGTACTCGAGGTGAAAAAGGAGGTTGGATTCATGAAAATGGCAATGATATTGCAGAATCTGCTCTCTATTATGTTGTTGTTTTTGATCCTGAAACTGGCTTGAGTGATCATGCTGTTCTTACTCTTTCGGGTACTCAATGGCCAAAAGCCCGTAAATGGAATACCATGATGCGGAAACTAAAAGTTCAAGGTCCTAAGGGTTTTATCAATAATCCGGCTCCTTTTGCCGGAGCATATTTGATGACTACTGTTGCTGAATCAAATGACCAGGGTGATTGGTATGGTGTTAAAATCGTATTTCATGACTATACTCTCAACCTTGAAAATGGCCCTAGATTATTAGCAGAAGCCGTTTTGCTTCGTCAGTCAACTGATAAGTTGAAAATTGACCATTCAGCTGGTGAGAGAACAACACAACAATCAACAACATCTGATTATGCAGATGATGACGTAGCATTTTAACGTAATAAGGGACCCTAAGTCCCTTATTCTTTGGAAACTTATATGGATAATTTGGAGAGATTTGCAAATCTTTTCGATGGGTTTTCCGAAGCTTCAGGTCGATTTCAGATAAGTGGTACAGGGCCCTCAGGTAAGATTGAGGGCCGTGCCGCGACCATTAAAGGAACGCCAGATTTTCAAGCACACCTTGATGGTTCGATTGGAGCAGGGGTAATTGCTCTTAGAGACGACGATACTGTAGTCTTTAGTGCTATTGATGTTGATGATTATGACATTGACGTAAAAGACCTCGAGAAAAAAATTCGTCGACATAAACTGCCACTTGTGACTTGTAGGTCTAAATCAGGTGGTGCTCATTGTTATATTTTCCTAAAAAAACCGACACCTGCTAAACCTGTTGTTGAATTATTACGTCAATGGGCAGCTATTCTTGGTTATGGCGGTTGTGAGATATTTCCAAAACAAGTAAAACGAGCTGGACCCGAAGATATTGGAAATTGGATTAATCTTCCTTATTTTGAGGCTAATGATGGCCTTCGTTACTGTATTAAAGGTGGAAAAGCCTTAACATTTGAACAATTTTTTAGATTTTTGCTGAAAAATCTAAAACAGAGATTGAATCTGCAGGAGCAATTACTGTAGTAAAAGAAGTTCATCCGATGCTTACAGATGCNCCTCCATGCCTCTGTCACTTGCAAGAAATTGGTGGAGCTGGCCAAGGTATTAGAAATGAATCTATGTATACTGCAGGTATTTATTGCAAGAAAAAATGGCCGGAAGAATGGAAAGACCGATTACTTCAAGTAAATGGCTTAATTTGTTCTCCGCCTTTACCAGAAACCGAAGTTAAACAATTAATTGCCTCACTTCAAAGGCATGAAACTTATGATATGAAGTGTCAAGGGCCGTATTGCAACAAACGGTCATGCACTAAAGCTATTTACGGGAGAGGGAAAGGAGCTTCAGGATTAAATGTTGACATAAATTCAATCACAATGTATGATGGAGATCCTGTTTTTTGGGTTGTTGATATTGATGATCAACGAATTATGATGGCTACTGATGACCTTTTCTCTCAGCATCGATTCATTAAAATTTGCATGGAAAAATTACGTAGAGTGCCGAGTACTATGTCGGCTCCACGTTGGTTAGCTTTTTTAGATGAATTAATAAAGGATTGTGAAAGAATTACTCCACCATATGACGCTGGAATAAAAGGACAATTTTTTGATAGACTTGAAGCTTTTTGTACAGAAACAAATAGAAGAGCTCAAGACCTTGATGAGGTAGTTCTCGGTAAACCTTTCTTACATAAAGAAGAAAAACGTGTTTATTTCAAATCAACAGCTTTATTCGATTATTTAGATGAGCGTCGATTTAGATATGAATCATTTCATAAAGTGTGGCAGTGGCTGCGAGAACAAGGAGCTACTAAGTCATTTAAAAATATTAAAGGAAAAGGAGTTAATTTATGGGTAATCGACGCGCCTTCAGAATTCGACAACGAGAAAGTGGAGAAAGTTCGGGCCCTCAAGGAATATTTCTGATGTCTGCTTGGAGGTTTAAGCGTATTTTCAAAAATCATCCTAAAACAAAGAAATATGAGCGTTGGATATTTGCTCGATTACAGGATGAGGTTTATTCTATTAAAAAAATAAAGTATGAATCAATAACAAGTGATCGTTTCGCCATAATAATATCTTGTGGTGTGAGTTTTGTTCTTGTGATCACTATTACTTCACATGACTTAATTTGTTGGTACGATGACGATATTGTTCACTCAATTAAAACGCAACTAATTTCAAAAATCACTGAGGCAGATCCAAGTGAATTTGTATAGACTTCACCCATCTCCTCTAGTATCTGCTATTTGGACACCTGATCAAGAAATTGCTGGCCTTGCTATAACTGTAGGTATAGCACTGACTAGTTGTCACCGTTATTTTGATGGAATTCCTGGAAGAATATTAATCGGTAACAATATGTCACAATATCCTTGGATACTTCCTGATGAAAAATTAACCACAACTTTACCAATAATGATGCTGAGGAATGATGAAACAGTTTGGTGGGTCAAAGAAAGCCCTGAGAACTATTATTGGATGTTCTATTACTTTAAAGCCCTTCTTTTCGAATATAAACTACGTTTCGGCAAGATTCATACATATGAAAAATATGTTGAGCGTTTAAAAGAAGTCCCAGAAGGAATGAATGATATGATAGTAAATTCGATTTTGACTCCGTGGCCTGCTACCGAAATCCCGGTATTTGACTCTCCGACTTGGCGAAAGAGAAAGGAGCCTTATTGGCATGAAATCAGTTGAAATTATCCTTGGTCCTCCGGGAACAGGTAAAACAACAAATCTTATAACGCGAGTTGCTAAACTCCTTGAAGAAGGCGTTCCAGCAAATAGAATAGCTTTCCTTGCTTTTACTCGAAAAGCGGCTCAAGAAGCTGTAACTAGGGCGTGTGAAAAGTTTTAGTACAACACCCGACCAATTTCCGTATTTCAGAACGATACATTCACTTGCCTATTTTGGACATGAGGTTCTTCACACTCAAGTAATGCGCGATGAACATTGGAAAGAATTTGCTGAACTTGGCGGATGGGATATGGCTAGGACATATGAAGATATTTCAAGACGACCAACCTTTGGCCATAAACTCGGAGACCAATTACTTAGAGCTTATTCTATGGCTCGTGCACGCGGTGTAACTATTATCGATGAGTATCGTTCTTCAAGAGTTTATAATTTCCCGTTTTTTGCTCTTGAAAGATTTACTAACGACTTAGAAGCTTTTAAACAAAGTCTCGGACTCTTAGATTTTAATGACTTTCTAGATGAACCTATTTTTATGGACGTTGATGTTCTTTTTGTAGATGAAGCCCAAGACCTTACTCATCAACAATGGAAATTTTTACGACAAACCTTTAAAGAAACACCTAATGTCATTATTGCAGGGGATGATGATCAGTGTATTTATGAGTGGAACGGAGCTGATCTTGAGTTTTTTCTAAATATTGAAGGTAAAATCACCACTCTTCCTATTTCTTACCGACTTCCAAAAGAAATTTATGACCGAGCTATAGATTTAACCTCTCGAATTGAGCATCGATATAAAAAGAAATGGAAACCAGCGAGAAAAGGAGGCTCTGTTACTTGGTTACCGGAAGATCAGGTTGATATAACTTCTGGAGAATGGCTTCTTTTAGCAAGGCATCGAAGAGCAATTCCGCGTTTAGTTAAAATGGCAAAAACGGCAGGTAGAATTTATTTTAATGGCAGAAAATGGTCTAACGAGTATCCGTGGTTTAAAGCTGTTTTGTCCTATGAGTCAATTAGATCAAATGGCACTATTTCTAATCGTGAGGCTCAAAATCTTATTCGATTTTGTTCAGACAGTGCAATAAGGGATCGAGGGCTTCATGAGGTTCGTTACGAAAATATTTTATGGCGTTGGGGTGAAAATGAGGCTCCGGATTGGATGGATGCGTTAGATGGCTTATCAGCAAATGATCGAGAGTATATTCGATCAGTTCGACGTAGAGGTGAAAATGTCAGAGGTCCTGGCTCCGTCACAATTTCTACAATTCACGGGGCTAAAGGGGGTGAGGCTGATAATGTTCTTCTTCTTACTTATCAACCTGGTTCTATTAAAAAAGCGGCTCTTGACAATCCTGAAGCTGAATTACGTGTTTGGTATGTGGGCATTTCTAGAGCGAAACAGAATTTAATAATTTGTGGACCTACACAATATCTACGTTTAAAATAAATGTTTACTTCGAACTACTTTTAGTTTATAATAGATTTTGCATGATGGAGATTTAAAATGTTTTTTGTTATCAAAGACGGTTATATTTTTTCCTGTATGGTTGAAAAATCACACGTCCCCTCAGAGCATAAAAATTTCATTTTTTCTGAGTCTGAGGTAATGGAATTTGATACGTCAATGATGATTGATATTTTCAATATTAATGATCTTGATGGCCGAAAACTTAAATCATCCACAAAACCCGAAGTCGTGAGAGTTTTCCTTAGGGAACTACTTACGTCATTTAAACTGCCTGAAAGGAGAAATATCATGGCTAAGAAAGAAGCACCTGATAGTGCAACTGAAGCCCCTGCAAAGGGTCCGTCCAAGAAAGAGGCCGTAATCATTGTGAAAGTTGATTCTAACCCGAAGCGCGCCGGCTCCAAAGCTCACGAGCGTTTTGAGTTTTATCAAACAGGTCAAACTGTGGCGGAGTTCCTCGAAGCTGGTGGAACGATGGCCGATGTTAACTATGACGTCACCAAAGGCTTTATTGAATTGACCGAAGCGGCATAGATTTTACCTAGCTAGTCAAGACTACTAAACAATAAATTTTAGTAGAAAAACCTTCGGCCAGGCTATGACGAAAAAGGCTATCGAACGGCTTCAACCTCAATGGCTGTCGTTCGTACAAGCTGACCGCTCATAAGACCCCCTTGAGCGGTCAGCTTCTTTAAAATGAATAAAGGACGGAAAATGCAGCAGATATTTTCTGATAAAGACATTCGTGAACAACAATCTGAAATTCTTAAGAGTTTCGGAGTTACTCAAAAAGATCTAAAAATTGCTCGTGACAAGGTCAATGAAGCTTGGTTCAAAGAATATTATGGCAATTTAGATCGCGCGTACAGGCCCACATATGATTATATTCTTTCGCTTGTCGATTGTTTTATAAATGAGACAATTTGGAATGTAAATCGAGCTACTTGGTGGATGACTGAGTTTGACTATCTTGAAGCATGGCTTCCATGGGATGGCATCGGCCTCGGAGGTCAATGGATAAACGAATATACAGATAGAGTAGCTTTTTCACAGGTTGCTTTGGGTTTTCCATGTCACAACCATTTAATAAAAAAAGAACGGCCAGAACATGTTAAAATGGTTTTAGCCTTCGAAGTATTAGAACATGTTCAAAACCCAATTCAGATGGTCTGCGATTGGGGCGATATTGAAGCTTTTTGCCATCGCTCACCTTTCAAAGTTCGGTCTCATGGCCACTGGGACGAGTACTTTTTTAACGGAGAAGCAATCAGCTGCACTCGAGCCGGGGCTAAATTCTCACACGTTTTGCGGAAGTACTATGGTTGGAAACTCGGCCACAAGGTTTTGAATTATGACCGCCATATCAACGGCGTTCCCACATTCTTTATAAAGGATTAATCATGACATTTTTCTTTAAAAAAGGTGACAATTATCCTGCTGACTGTAATGTGAAAAAAGACAACCTTTCTTGTGCTGGAATTCACCGTACTGATGAACACGGCGAAATAGTACATGGAAACTGCATCGAGATTTACGCTTCATCTGAAATAATCGCAGATGCGATTCGGCAACATGTCTTAGATGCTTTGCGAACAGAAGAACAACTAACTGGAGCTTATTTAGAAAGGACCAATATATGAAGGTTTTAATAACTGGCTGTACGGCCATGCAAATTGATTCGCCTCGCAAGCAGAACGATTGTATTACAAGTTTACCCGCTATGAAGGCAGGTTTTATTTCAATGGGTTATGATGTTGAATGGCGCGCCGTAAATCTTGAAGAGGATTTAGATGAGTTTGATAAAATTATTATCTCATTAGCCCCGTTCGCTAGTTGGGGAACTCGATATATGGGAGCATGTCTTGTTGCTCTCTACAACTATCAGGACAAAGTGATTCTGACTGCTGATGATTGGCAATGCAAAGGAATTTGGTCATCCTGCAAAGGTATGGTTCGCCGGCCAGAATATATGGATAAAACGCTATTTTCTCATTGGCCTGACATGACGCCACAATCCAAAAAGAAAATGATCAAAATGGTACACATGTTAGCGGCAGGTGATTGGGAAAACCCTACAATCGTTCCAGCGCATGCCAAAGGAAACCATAGTCTTCTTGGAATTCCTGCCCGAAATCTTCAAGTTTGGGATCCATCGCCATACATCAAGCGCTATCCACTCGCCGCACATACAGCCCCGTTCGGCATAAGAGAGAAGCGTTGGATTTGTGCCTCGCTCACAAACAAAGTATCCTGGCTCGACAAGCAAGTACTCAACTGGAGTGTTACAGCTTATGGAAATGTACGAAAAGGTCAACAAAAATTACCTGAAGGTCAACTCGCTCTTGAGTATTGCAAGGTCTGGGGAGTCCTTTCACCACGCCACAACGTATCTGGTTCAGGATGGTGGCGTTGTCGTTATAATATCGCCGCAGACGCCGGAGCAATCGTTGCGGGTGACCCGGTGGAAGGAGCTGTTCTCGGAACCAGCTACACCTTCTCAATCGCAGAAGTAGAATCATTTAACGAGGCTCAACTCGAGGCTCTTCACGCTCATCAGGTTGCGGACTTACGCCGTGAATCTTGGAGTCCCCTTCAATTTAAATTATTTTTCGGAAAATTATGTTCAAACAAGTAAGTGAATTTAATGAAAAAATCGTAGGACTTAAAAGTCCTGAAAAACCTACACAGCTTTCAACTGAACGAAAAGAGTGGGCAATCAATGCTTTTATAGAGGAAGTAGTTGAACTCGACGACGCTGAAACTTTTGAAGATGAAATTGATGCTATTACAGATCTGTTGTATTTTGTACTCGGTCGTTTTTATGAAATGGGAATTGACCCAAATATAGGAATTGCTATTGTACATAAAGCGAATATGAAAAAAGCGGCAGGTAGACAAGTTAAACGAGGTGGTGCAGCAGACGCAGTGAAACCTAAAGGTTGGGTGGGACCAGATTGGAGTTCCATTTTAAGATGAGCCCTGGTGGTGACCCAGGGTGACAGGCTAGTGAGTAGTTATATTGCTAGCAAACAAGGAGAGAGCCTGGTGACTAAGTGGTTTAGCAAGTTATTAAAAATCAATAACTTAGGGTACCGTTTTGATAGCCCTGAAATAGAAGGAGCCATTTTTACAGGTCTCAGGCCTCTAAGTGACAGAGACCGCATATACATTTGGGAAAACAAATATGAGTTCTGGAAACAACATAGCAGAACTTAATGATTGGATGGAAATATTATGAAAATTATAATCGAAGGACCTGATTGCTCGGGTAAGAGTACTTTTGGCTTGTGCTCTTGTAAGAGAATTTTGGCCTTACTGATGATGCCATCAAGCATCATCATCAACGTCACACTCCAGCTGACCATATGCATTGGTTAGTGAACAATGAACATCAGCCAATTGCTGATCGTTTATTTTGGTCTGAGCAGATTTATGGCCGAATTATACGAAATAGACTTCAAAGCGATAATCATCTATTAGATCGAATGGTTCAACAGAAAAGAAGTCTAATATCCCGAGTGGACGACTTGGGTATTTTCACTATTATGTGCATTCCATTAACTTTTGCCGATTTAACTAAAAATTATGTTGAAGGTGAACATTATCCGAAGCAATCTGATTTACGAGACATCTATGACCTCTACAAGCAATTATGGTATGGCCCAAATGCTCGAGGAATCTCAAAAAAAGCAATTGAAAATGCAAACACTTTTGATGATTGCCTTAAATCTGCTTTGAATTATCCCCTCTTTAAAAGGCCACAATCATATCTTTATGTCATTGGAATGCACGAGCCTCAGGATTTTGCTCGTTACTTTTATCAGTACATTCGAGGAGGCTGGTATGTCAGTGAATAGCGAGTGGCAGAGAACATTACGAGATTTAATTCTACTAGGAAACTCGACTAGCCCACGTGAGATGGATACTTTCGAGATTTTGAATCATTCAATGGTTATTCCAATGACTAGGCCAGTACTAAAAATCAAGGAACGTAAGCTCGGATACAAGTTCCTTCATGCGGAAGCTGCCTGGATTTGTTCTGGCAGTAATCTTGTAAGAGAGCTCGAGCCGTATTCTAATGAAATAAGCCGATTCTCTGACGACGGGATTAGATTCTTTGGAGCTTATGGTCCAAAAGTAGTGGACCAACTTTCATATGTGACCGCCTCTCTTGAAAGGGATCCTTATACTCGACAAGCCGTCATGAATATTTGGAGAGAAAATCCTTATCGAACAAAAGATGTGCCATGTACTATTTCTCTACAATTCCTGATTCGAGATAAGCAACTTCATTGTATTGCAAATATGAGAAGCTCAGATATTTGGTTAGGAGTACCTTATGACATCTTCAATTTTTCAATGATCGCGTGGACCGTAATTATTGATCTCGGACACCGAACTGCAAACGATAATCATCTCATCCCAGGAAACCTTTATTTGAACGCAGGATCGAGACATCTTTATGACATAAATTTACAAAAAGCAGCGGATATTGCAAATGGCCGCTGTAACGCATGCACTGTTTACACCTTTGCTGATGAGTATCAACCAGAAAACTTTGAGGACTCATCAGACATGCATGTAAAACTTTGGGACTGGGCGGAGCAAGAATATGCGTATATCTAAAGATAAGTACTTTATGGCTATTGCTAAGGTTGTGGCTTTACGATCAACTTGTTTAAGGAGGGCTGTTGGCTGTGTTCTCGTTAATGATAAAGGACATATTATTGGCACTGGCTACAATGGTGTTGTGGCTGGGCAGACCCATTGTTCTAATAGCCCTTGTCCGTCCGCTAGGTTCCCTAGCGGTACTGCTCTTGACCGCTGTTTCGCCATTCATGCTGAAGTGAACGCTGTTTCTCAGTGTCTAGAAGTGCAGGAAATTTATACAGCCTATGTTACAACTCAGCCTTGTGTATCCTGTTTGAAAACTTTACTCACGACCAGCTGTCAGAAAGTTGTTTTCTTGGAGGAATATCGTGGAAATACTATGGAACTTTGGGAAGCAGCTGGACGTAAACATGAACGAATAAAGAACTTTATGCTTGATACACTAGAAAGTAAATTCTTTTCAGATCAAAGAGCTGCACATGCAGACATCCTTATTTCCTCCTAAATCAAATTGGCGCCCGCCAGCTTCTTTGAAAATAGATGGAAGTGTTTTTGCTATTGATTTAGAGACTCGAGATCCTGAGCTTAAGACTCGAGGCCCTTCTTGGACTTTTGGTGAAGGATATCCTGTGGGAGTAGGAGTATCTAATGGAAGAAAAACAATCTACATGCCATTTCAACATGCCGGTGGCGGAAATCTTGATGAAGGAATTGTTAAGCGAGCCGTTTCTAAAATTACAGAAGATTCTAGAAACACTCTTATCTTTCATAATGCTCCTTACGATATTGGTTGGCTTAATTATTGGGGAGTTGAGTGTTTCGGTACAATTCACGACACTGCAATTATGGCTCCTTTACTTGATGAGCATAGGTTTCGTTATAACCTGGATTCTTTGCTTCAAGATTACCTTGGTATTTAAAAAAGACGAGAAACTCCTTAGAAAAGCAGCAGCAGACTTTGGAATAGACCCAAAATCTGACATGTGGAAACTTCATTCAAAGTATGTAGGGCCATATGGTGAAGGAGATGCATTTGGTACCTTCAAATTATTCGAAAAACTATGGCCTATGATGCTCGAACAAGAATTAGATCGAGTATATGAAGTTGAAATGGCCCAAATTCCGGTTATCTTAGAGATGAGAAAACGTGGAGTTCGAGTAGATTTAGATAAAGCAGATCGACTTAAAAAGAAGTTTATGAGCTATGAGACTGAAAATCTGGAAGAGATTTTTAGATTAACTGGCTTAAAACCTAGACACGGAGTTCCTACGGCTGATGCAGCTCAAATTCTTCGTAAAGTTGGAATTCGTGTGCCTACAACATCAAATAATAATGATTCTGTTACTGCTGGCTTTCTTGAAACTCAGACACACAAGGCTGCTGTTTGTATTTTAAAAGCACGAAAATTTAACAAAGCTTATCGTGATTTTATTGTTTCTGGTATTTTTAATCGACACCATAAAGGTCGAATTCATGCTACGTTCACCCAATTAAAAAATGATGATGGTGGAACTGTAAGTGGTAGATATGCCTCATCAAATCCAAATCTTCAGCAAATTCCAGCTAGAGATAAAAATATTGGGCCACCCATTCGTAGTTTATATTTACCAGAAGAAGGCTGTCGGTGGGTATCTATTGACTATGCTTCACAAGAACCTCGTTGGACAGTTTGGTGGGCTTGGGTGTCTAGGTGTCCAGGTGCAATTGAAGCTTTGAAGGCTTTTCAAAATAACCCAAGAACAGATTATCATCAGTGGGTTGCAGATTTAATGTCAATTGAACGAAGACCAGCAAAAGACATAAATCTTGGCTTAGCTTATGGGATGGGTGAAGTTAAGCTTTGTCAAGAATTGGGTTTACCTACTATGCTATCAGATAATGGTTGGGAACGAGCTGGGCCCGAGGCTCAAGAAATATTAACTAAATTCCATCGAAAAGTACCATATATGAAAAGGTTAAGTAATTTATGTATAAATCGAGCCAAAAATCGTGGCTATATTAAAACATATCTAGGCCGCAGAGCTCATTTTACTGGAGATATGGAATTTGTAGCTTTAAATAGGTTGATTCAAGGCTCCTCAGCTGATCAACTTAAGGTCGCAATCGCTAAATGTGGCACCGCGGGTCATCCCCCGTTAGCCCTTGTTCATGATGAAAACTGTTTCAGCTTTGAAACTGATGCTCAAATTAAGCAATGTAAAGACATTATGGAAAATTGCGTCGATATTGAGATGCCTTTTGTTACAGACGTAGCGATTGGTCCTAACTGGGGTGATGCTAAAGAGTAGTTTAGGAGACTAATATGAAAAGAGTTAATCGTTTTAATGTAGATGTAGAGCCAGGTGAAGTCTTGGAGTTTGAAGACGTATTTCCTGGAAAGAAATTTGGAGAGCCAGGACGAATTAAGCAATTGATTGGCCACCGAATTCGTTACTATAGTAGCAATCAGCAAGAACCGAATTCAAATTCTATTTGCATTCATTTCAAAACTGGATTACGCACTGAAACGAATGTTGGTTGGTATTTAGGTGGTACAAGTATTCAAGGTATTGGCGATAATATTGATTTGATCATTGCTGAAGCACCATTCGCCTTGAGTGATGACCCGACCCGTGTGGAGCCAAATGTAACATTCTTATCAGCGGATGGCCGAGATCCACAGAAAAACGCCACCCAAATGGTTTCAAACCCAAATGGCCCAGGAATGATGTCAGCCCCGGTGTTAGCTCGACCAGACGGTGGTTTCAAGCCAGATACTGATTACTACGTGACCTATCGCTGGCGCGGCCAACCATATAAAGGCCTTTATCCACCTATCGCCATTCAATATTATGGCACTGATGATCCAGAACATGGAGGCGAGCGTTTATTGTCACCATCGGAATTGCCAATCCATACTCCCACAAATGATTTTGAAGGAGTACCTATGACCTTTAATGGTCAAGAGTGGATTTGCTTTCCAGCTTGAAGTAATTAGACCAAGGGCTCCTCTCCCTTAAAGGTGGTGTTGTTCCGTGCCACGGTCAATAACGGAACAACTAATTTAATTGAAAATAATTGTTTACTTTCATGTAGAACTGTTATATAATATACGTATAAAATTGATAAAGGAGAGAAACATGACAAAGCATGAAAAAGAACTTGAAAGAGTAGCAGATTTCCAAACAATGATGGATACAGTTCGTTGGGCGGCAGAATGTGCAGACCAATTAGATAGAGATGTAGAAGAGAATGTAGAATCAGATTCTCATGTTTATGAGCTTTGGTCAGCTATCGACAGAGCTGCTAAAGCAAAACTTAATTATTTGACAAAGCATGCTCCAAAGCATCTTTAATGTACACCGGCTGAAAAATAGTTTATAATAGAATTTTAAAAAAGGAATAACTGAGTGAAAACAACACAAACTAACGACCGTGATGAGTTTAAAGCTCTTCACGGTCGTCATACTCATTTGCTAATTAACATGCAGTGTAATTGGTGGATACGTAACGTAGTCGATTTTAATGGCGTAGCTTTTGAAAATGTGGTTATTGATAATGATATTGTGTATCGTAGACCATGTTCTCAAGAGTCTGTTTCACGAAGAATTATTATTAAAACGAATGGCTTTAATGAAGAAATGTTAGATGGTACTGCTGGTCTCGTTTCATCACTTTATAGTTTAAATCGAGCTACTTGGTGGTTTCATGATAGCCAGGAAAACGAAGAAATGATTCGTTTTCGAGAATTATACTATAAAATGCAACGATGGGCTTTTTCAAAACATGAATTTGCCTCTCAAATAATGAGGGCTTTAGATTAATGGAAACAGATCAACAATTTGCTTTTGAAGAAGCAATTAAACGAGTTATTGATGAAGATGAGACTGGAGTCAATACAGCTTTTCTTATGCTTGTTTCGACCCATTGTGATGTTCAAAGCCGTATACTTCACCAGCTTGAACGACTTAACAAAAGCATTGAAACTCAGAATGAAGTTTTAAAAATGAGATGAAGTGTTCTGAGTTCATAGAAAGCCTTGAGCTTGGCCATTGGGTTGTCGCTAGTAAGTGGCGAAGACTTTCAAAAACTGAAATATTGATCATGTGTGATGATGGTGCTTTGTTTTTTACTCCGGTAAATAAGACATGGCATTGGTCTCATCTCACCCGATATTTCATTGGGCCCAAAAACATTTCTGGCACTGCACTAAAAATTGGAGTCATCAAAGATGATATTCTGCGAATCGCGCAACTGCTGTCCTAGTGGCCACCAGGGCTCACCTAGCACCATAGCTAATATGTCTTATTATCTAGTATTCAAAGAGATTCTAGTGGCTTCCAGGGGGACCCAGGAGATATAAATGGATATAAATAA